AGGAAAAAGAGGAGAGTTTGTTCTCTCCTCTAATGTTAAATGGATTACTTTATTGCTTGTGTGATGATACCAAATGCTTCATCGCAGAATGTAAATCTGTATGCTTACCCAATTGATCAAAACCTTTGTCTGGATGACCTTTCCAAGATTTAATAATAGATCTACCACCATCTTCATGTCTAGAAGAAGTTACAGCACCAACAATTTTACCATTATGGGTAATATGATGTACTGAATCCGCGTCATACCCTAATGGAGATTCTTCTGGATCAGCCTTTTCAATACCATATCCACCAGCAACAGGTTTTGCAGCAGGTTTAGGAGTAACTGGTTTAGAAACCGTTGTTTTTGTTGGTTTTGGAGCAGGAGCAGGTTTTGCTGGGGCTTCTCCAGAACGTTTTGCTAGATTTTCTTGGGCTGTTCTTGATACTCTACCCGCTTTATCTGTAGCTAATTGTTTAAGGGTTTCTTCAGAGGTATGGGGGTGTCCAGCAACAATAGATCTATAATAAGCAGTTTTATGTCCTGCCATTCTATTCATAGTATCATGAAAAATTTCTGGATGTTTTTCATGATGTAAATGCTTTAGAGCATATCCAACAGTCAACATTGTTGGATCGTCATGTTTTTCTTTCGCTAGATGTTTATCTAGAACTGCTTTAATTTCTTCATGAGAAGAATCTTCATGCGTTTCTTTATGTTTTGCGGCTTCAAAAAGCTCTAACTTTTCTAGTAGTTGTTTAAACGAAATCATTTATCAATACCTATTTCTAAATAGGAATATTTATAATATTTAAGTTTGGAGAAAGAGCAATTAAACCCTTTCTCCATTTTCAGATTACCAAAGAACTGGGTGACCCATTTGGCTCATACAAGAGTTAAACGAACGCTTATATGTTTCGTCCGCTTCATACATTCCATACCAAAGTCCAGTAATACCACCGATTGCACCGCCAGCTGCAGCACCAACACCAGCGGAAGCGGCTCCAGTAATGATTGCACCGGAAACAGCACCAATAGCAGCAGCGGCAGAAGCAGCAACGATTGCATCTTCAACACCTTCTGTTGCATATCCAGCAGTTTTGCTGGCTAATTGCTGGCAATAAACAAAATCTTCATCGGCTTTTGCTAGATTTTTATCAGCCTTTTCGTTTAGAGTTGGTTTATATCCTGCTACAGTTGAACAACCCACAAGGGCAATTGATACAAATAACATAGTAATATATTTCATTATTTTCTCCTTTATTGTTTAACACACACCGAATTAACGGTAAATTTATTTAGCGGTTTATATATCAACATATCTTAATTCAAAGGAATCAGCCATTTTCTCGCGTCCAGAATATCCCCTGCAATTCATCAGAATATTGGTTGAACCAATCATAGCGTTTAATCTACGATGAGAATGTCCACAGATCCAATGGGATATTTTAGGGTTATCTAGAATAAAATCTGTTAGATTAGAAATATATCCTGGATTCATCGTAGTATCTCCTTGATACTTTTCTGGAACACAAATATCAGAAGGGCAATGGTGAGTTACCATTATTACCTTTTTATTATCTTCATTATTCAATTCGTTCTTGGCGAATTCCATAAACTTTTGATGGTCTTCATACGCATCTTCTGGATGCCAAATAGATCCCCATTCATTAGTACGTTCTCTGTTACTATTCTTGATAATCTGAAAATCATTCATCAAATAAGAAATCTTATTCATTGCAATAGGGTCTTTTTTATTAAAATCTGTCCACATTGTTCCACAGACGAATGTAACCCCGTTCAATTTAAACGTTTCCTTTTCCAGGACATGAAGGTTTTTCAGATAAGAAAGTTTTTCTTTGATATAAGAAAAAGTATTAGCAATGTCGTCATTATACGACTCATGATTACCTAAAATGTAGATTACGTTAGGGAATTCTTCACAAACTTGTTGAAAGAAAGCGTGAAATCTATCTGAAGAACCGCATTGAAATTCTCTATCCCCTAGGAAATGTCGTTCGCTTTTATCGTATAATCGAGAAGCAAGAATAATATCACCAGCAAGGACTAACACGTCTGCTTTTTGGGTATTATGGATTTCTAATTCTCGGAACTCCACATGTAGATCGCTAGCAAATGCAATTTTCATTTTTTAACACCTTAAATTTGTTTTATTAGAATTATATCTTATAAGTTTCTATAAGTAAAGTAAAAATAAAGCTTTACTTTTTATTTTTTTCGTATTACATTAAGTATGTACCCCGGTTGATCTATAGATATCTAAATAGTTTTTAAATTCTTTAACGAGGTAGAAATGAGAAAGGTAGATATCTCTATGGTAGACGAACTTACTTCTTATGTTACAAGAGAAGGAAAATCTGTCAAACTTCTTAATTACGTTTCTCAAGCACATCCTAGAAGTAAATTGCTATTCCTATTAGAAGGAAATATTTTGGGTTGTGATGAAGAAGGAAAATGTTGGACTGTCAACAATTATGATTCGTCTTTTACAGATACTGATTTTAGGAAATTTGATGTGTTTGTTGATGATAGAATTAAGGGATATATGAATATATATAAGGAAGGTAAGTGGTTTAGGAATTCTAAATTACATAAAACAAGGGAAGAAGCAAAACGATTTGCAGAACCCGAATTGTATAAAACTATTGAAATTGATTGGAGTGATAATGAGTAAAGTAAAGGTTAGTGTTCCCGGATATGTTAAAGATATGGCAATGATGTCAGCAATTAGAAATTGTGGAAAAACAGATAGGACTTATATTAAGTCTATGGCATCGGCTGTTCATTCTTATAATGCTAAGAAAAATGAATCTTTGAAAAAAATGACTAAGGATTTGAGTTCAGATGACTAAAGTAACCGTAGATTATTTGAATTTTAATCCCAAAATACATAAAAGTTTTCCAATAATTAAATCCTGTAGGGTATATTTTAAAGATAATATTATTAATGTGGATATATTATCTAATAAAGATATATTAAATGTGTCTGATGATATCGGGTTTGATATTGAAGGGAAATATTATTTTGTTTCTTACGGACAATGGCACGACCATTTTACTGGAGAATATATTTCTATTGACGAATTTTATAATCTAGAAGAATCAGAGTATGTTAAATACGAGTTTGTTTCTTTTATCGTTAAGGTATATTTAAAAGAAAATTATTATATTTCTTATAAGGAAACTTCTGGCAGAAAACTTAAAGTTTCTTTTATACCGCATACATTCTTAAATTTTAAAGAAACAGAATCTAATATTATATTTAAATTGTGAGGTAATATGTTTATTGAAGTTAATGTTGGTACTATTGATAGAACTCTGGTTAATTTAGAAAATTTACATAAAGTAATGCCGGCAAGGAGCGGTGCTGGTTCTATTTTATATTTTTCTGATGGTAGAACTCAAAATGTTTTGGAAGGTTATGAAACGTTGAAAACTGTATTAACAAAACCTACTGTTTCTGTTTTACCGGAAGAAACAAAACCAATTAATAAAAAAGAAATAGAAAAAGTTAAATCTTAATATCATCGTATTCTAATTTTAATATTACAAAACTATATACTGTAAGTTATGATAACAAACTTTTTATTTTCAATGTCGTTTATTGTCTTATCTTGTATAATTTTTATTTTATATAATATGGATGACGATAACGACTAAGGCGAATAAGTTTTTAATATTGTTATTTTTATCTCTTTCAGTTTTTGAGAGAGTAAAATTTATTCAACACACTATTCCAGAATAATGCGAAACAAATATAGAGCCATTTTTATTTCCGATACACATTTAGGTAGTAAAGATTGTAAAGCCGATTTACTGCTTAATTTTCTTGAACATAACTCCTGCAATACCTTATATCTTGTTGGAGATATAATAGATGGTTGGAAAATTCAACAAAATAAATGGAAATGGAAAAAATCCCACACAGATGTTATAAGGTTTATCTTAAAACTATCTAAGAAGACTAGAATAATATATGTTGTAGGTAATCACGACGAGTTTCTTCGTCCGGTTCTTCCTCACGGAATATCTTTTGGTAAAATAGAATTTCTTAATAAAACTGAGCATATCGGTATAAACGGTAAACGGTATCTTGTAATTCATGGAGATATGTTTGATGGAATCAGTAAAATTGCTCCTTGGCTTGGATTTCTTGGGGATAAACTTTATGATCTAGTTTTAGATTTAAATTCAAAATATAATTGGTTACGGCATAAATTTGGATTTGGGTATTGGTCTTTTAGTAAAGTATTGAAACATAAAGTAAAAGGTGCTGTAGATTTTATTTTCGATTATGAAAAAAATCTTGTTGAATATTCTAAAAGAAAATTTTATGATGGAGTTATAGCTGGACATATTCACCATGCAGAAATAAAGACGATAGAAGGAATAGAATACATGAATGATGGAGATTGGGTAGAAAGTTGTACGGCATTGGTGGAAAATTTCGATGGTACTTTTGAAATAATTGTGTGGGATAAATTTACTCAAGATAAAAAAGATGGAATGGATATTAATTCTAACGGCAGTTAATACGTTAAACTCTAATGATATTCCTGCTAAACTTGTAATGGAATTCCCAACGAAAGAACTTTGCGAAAAATCAGCATCAACAATTAAGTATGAAATAGATTTTAAATGGTATAAACTGGATAAACAATGCAAAAGAAAAAACTCTTAATAATAACAGATACTACAGAGAAACAAACTAATGGAGTTGTTAGAACTCTAAAAACTACAACCGATATTTTAAATAAAGATTTTGATATATATTGGATTAATCCTCATCATTTCAATAGAATTTCTTTGCCATTTTATAAAGAGATAGATATTTCTTTAAATGTTTATAAGATTGGTAATAAAATCGAATGTATTAATCCAGATTACATACATATAGCAACCGAAGGTCCAGTTGGTCTTGCGGGAAAACTATATTGTGATAAGAAAGGTTATAACTATACAACTTCTTATCATTCAATGTTTCCAGAATTCATTCAAGATATGTTTAAAGTTCCTTCGGGATTAACATATCCTTATTTTAGATGGTTTCATTCTAAATCTAAAAACGTTTTGGTTCCCACTAATAAGATTAAACAATTGTTGATGGATAAAGGATTCAATAATTTGATTGTTTGGAAAAGAGGGGTTGATAGAAAAGCGTTTAATTCTACTTATAGAAATAGACTAAAAGGTACTGTTCTTAAAATTATTCTTTGTGTTAGTAGGATTTCTAAAGAAAAGGGATTGGATGATTTTTGTAAGATACCTATTCCAGACGGGTATCTAAAAGTTTTGGTTGGTGATGGTCCTTATCTAAAAGAATTGATGAATAAGTATCATTCCGAAGCGATTGCTTTTGTTGGAAAAAGAACTGGTAAAGACTTAGCAGAAACTTATGCTAATGCTGATGTTTTTATTTTTCCTTCTAAAAACGATACTTTTGGATTAACTCAATTAGAAGCTATAGCGTCTGGAACCCCAGTATTAGCATATAAAGGAACGGTATCAGAAGAAATTATTAAGGAAGGTAAGAGCGGATATTTGGTAGATGATTTTGGCATTAGCGAAATTAATGCTGCAATGGAATTATCCAGAAAATACGTTGAAGATGAATCTTATAATTGGACTTGGAAAAAGTGTACGGAAATTTTTAAAAATAATTTAGTTGAAAAGTGATGGCAAAAAATCAACCAGATAAATTAGAACCATTAGAAACAGAAACCTTATATTTTATCGAACAGAAAGAAGATTTTCCGTTTAGGGGGCAGTGGGTTATATACACCCAAACCAAATACGGTAAGAAGATGTTTAATTATTTCCAAACGAAAGAAATCGCAGAAAATGCGGCAAAATATTTCGATTTAAAAATGGTGGAAGCAGGATAACTTCCACCAATTCTTATTATTGAGTGTCTCTTACAGTTTTAATTGCCCTTAATACTGCTTCTTTGTGAGTTTTGTGTTTGAATGGGGTTTCAATCGGGGATAATTTGCCATTCTTTACAATATGTGGCGTATGAGAGTCTTCTGTAGAAACTACTGTAGCAACCTTTTTCCTTTTACCGTCTTGAGTTTTATGGAAAATGTGGGTAACTTCTGAAGAACCGCCATGTTCTGACGTATCTCCTTTTTCAGATTCCAATTTTCCTTCTGGATGTATAGAAGTATCAAGTTTTGTTTCTACTTCTTTTTTTACCTTTTCTTTTGGAGCGGGTTTTTCCTGTTTTGGTTTTTGTTGAGGAATTACTGGCTTACCAATTTTCGCCAACAAACTTTCAGCAGTTCTTTTGACATAAGGAGAAGGAGAATCTGCGTGATGGGAAAGAAAACGATCCAATATAGAATGATCGTGTCCGGAGTTTTTTACATATTCCTTACCGAGGGAATGAAATCCTTCTTCTTTAGAAGAATGCCTTTTGTGCAATTCTTTTAGTATTGCGGCTTTTCTATCAGCCCAGTGATCAGACGCTTTATCGTTTGGGTCTGCGTGGGTTTCCAGATGTTTGAATAAATCTTCGTGCGAGAGGGATTTTGCGAAATCAGAATGTACGCCTTCTTCAAGAAATCTTTTAAACGATATCATTTATGTATCCTAAATAGAAGTATTTATAATTATGATAAATAAATTTATTTACTTTTTCAAATTTTAGAGGTATGCTAAGTTTGCGACAGTTACTGAATCTGATTTTATTAGAGATAAACAGATTAAATAAACTTTCTTATATTGTCTATAATCCTAGATATAGAATATTAATGATAACATTGATTAATAATATAATATGAACATTTTTGCTTTAGACGACAACCCCAAAATTGCAGCACAATACCACAACAACGCTCATTGCGTAAAAATGATTTTGGAGTGTTCGCAGTTGCTTTGTACGGCTCATAGGGTCTTGGATGGTAAAGAAGTTATCGAGAAAACTGCTTCTGGTAGAAATATTAAACGTTGGAAATTAGAGGACGAAAGAGATGTTAAATTGTATAAATCAACTCATATTTCACACCCTTCTGCTATTTGGTGTAGGCAATCTGACAGCAATTATAGATACCTCTACGACTTATTGGTTGAACTCTGTAAGGAATACACATTTCGATATGGAAAAATTCATAAATGTGAGTCTTCTGGATTAGTTTCGTTTTTAGAAACCCAACCAAAAAATATTCCAATTGGCGAGTTTATTCAAGTAACTCCAGCGATGCCAGAAGAATATAAGATACAAAATGATTCGGTAGCTTCATATAGAAACTATTATAACAAATCAAAACAACATCTTGCGTCTTGGGTGGGAAAGGTAAATTCAAGACCAATTCCAGAATGGTTTGTTTTGGAGAATCCTTCATGACTAAAAAGTTTACCTACGAGGGTTCTAATAAATTTTGTAAATCTATCTATTTGTTGGGGTTGTCTGTTGCCCAACTAGGGGGTTTAGTTTTTACGCTTACTGTTATTTGCGCTATATATTTCTTTGTTGACGCCTTTTTTATTACCAAAAATTTAGACATATTTACTGATAAATTAATATTTTTTGGGTTTGGAGCGGTTTTTTTCATCGCTACTGAAATTTTGGGGAATTCTCTGATAAGTCTATCCCAATTTATAAATTGGTGGGATAGAGGGAGCGTTAATACCAAAATCACTAGGAACGTAAGAAAATAAATAGTAGACAAACATTTTTAGGTAATCATTATGTGTCCAATTTATGACGTAAGAGATAAAAAAACTGGAGAAGTAACCGAAATGGTTATGACTATTTCTCAGTGGGAAGAATTCAAGAAAAATAATCCAGATAAAGAACAACATTTTTCAACTTTGAATTTTGCTGATTCTGTATCTTTGGGAATTAAGAAACCACCATCGGATTTTAAGGAAGGAGTAATCGACAGAATTAAGAAAAATAACCCGGGAAATCAAATGACTTCTCGGTGGGATTAATTAAAATTATGATAAATTCTTGATAATAATGGATGTTTTGACAATTTTTTAGTCAGTAGGGAATAGGGTCTAGTGCCTTATTCCCTTTTTTTATTTTAAAGGAATAATCTATGGCAATCAGACCAGTCAAGAAAGCAAACACAAAATTTCTAAAGAGTCATGAAATAGATGAAGCAGATAAAGTTTCTTTTATTAAAAAGGCGAAGAAAAAACCAAACGCGGGTTTATCTAACCTACAATTGAAAGAAATACACCCATTAACCGAAAATCAAGGAAAAGTTTTTTCTGCTTATGCTGAAGAAAAGAATTTAGTATGTTCGGGTTCTGCGGGAACGGGAAAAACTTTTTGTTTATTGTATTTAATGCTGCAAGAGTTAGTATATAACAACGAATACGAAAAGATTTTAATTGTTCGTTCTGCTGTCCCAACAAGAAACATAGGATTTTTACCTGGGACGGAAGATGAAAAATTAGCGATTTACGAAACAACATACAAAAGTATATGTAATGATCTATTTGGAAGAGCAGACGCGTATGAAATCTTGAAGAAGAAAGATCTTATAGAATTCGTATCTACTTCTTATATCAGAGGAACTACTTTTGATAATGTTTTAATATTAGTTGATGAAATGCAAAATTGCATATTTCACGAATTAGATAGTGTTATCACTCGTTGCGGTAAAAATAGTAGGATATTCTTTTCTGGAGATATGGTCCAATCAGATTTTGACGGAAGGAAAGAAACTAGCGGATTCTTAGATTTTATAAAAATTATTAAAAATATGGATTCGTTTTCAATTACAAATTTTACAATAGAAGATTGCGTTCGCAGCGGTCTTGTCCGCGAATATTTAACCGTAAAAGAAAAATGCGGTTTATAGATATTTACATTTAAATTGTTTATGATGTTTTCTTTCGCCTTTTGCGACTGCGATCATACATCCAATATTTAAATTTTGATTTTGACAAAATGTAGATAAATTTTTTATTTTTTGAATTTCCCCATCAGGAAAGGTTATTATATAAGACTTTTCCTTTTGGGATTTTACAAATTCTTTAAGTTTAATTTTCTTTTCTAATATTATTTGATTTGACGGTTTGTGTCCGAAGTATAATTCTTTATGGAAACATTGCCAATTTTTATGCAATAGTCCCCTACCATTAGCAACACAACGCATCCCTGATTCTGTTAATTTATATTTTTTACAAAATAAACTTAGATTTTTGATTTCAAAAATTTCATCTTCTGGAGAAACGCAAATATATTCTTTTGAATTTTTCTCGGAAAGTATTTGTTTTTTCTTTGGAGAAATAATGTCTCCAGTGGTATCAAAAGTTTTTCCTCCATTGTGTTTGTTTAAAAATAGTGGATGATTTTTAGCATCTATTTTTGTTAAATAATTTTCTTCGAAATCGGAACATGATTTTGGGTTATTTGGAAACATTTTATGAATTTTAATAATATCTGGTTCTCCATATTCTTCTCTAAAGGTTTTCACATATTTAGAAGAAGTAAAATAAGATTCCCATAAAACTTTTGGGTGACATCCTTTGGCAGTTTTCCTACCATAATAGAATTTTTTATGTTCAGACCAACCAATAATGTAGGTAAAAGGAATATAAATATTCATGCTGACATGCTCCGTAAAGTTTAAATGTTAGGGTAGGTGGGGAGGTGAGATTCCCGCGACCTACGTTTATTTATAATAAAAATATTTAACGGAGAAATATGAACAGAGCGGAAAGACGACATAACACCAAAAGAATTATTCAAAAAAGAAAGAATATATTAGGTGCAAATTGGAATCCAAAGTATAATAATGAACCTCATCGTTTATCTAAGATGAATGGCGTGAATTGCGGAAATCCAAAATGTCTCTTCTGCTCTAATCCTAGAAAAGTGTGGAACGAAAAAACTATACACGAAAAGTCTTTTTATCAGAGAGAACTTATTGAAGATGAAATTTAATCATGTAAATCCGACAGAATTGTTGGAATTGAATACCGAAAATTTAAACGGTAAAAGGCACTATTTGACGCCAAACGGAAAATATCCGTCAATAACTAGTGTGTTGGGATCGTTTCCAAATCGCGCTCTGTTTGAATGGCGTAAAAGAGTTGGCGAAGCAGAGGCGAATAGAGTCTCTGCTGTCGCTTCTTCTAGGGGAACAAAATTTCACCTACTTTGCGAAAAATATCTATCTAATGAAGAAATAGATAAAAAGCAATTTATGCCAGACGCATTGAATTCTTTTTACGAATTCAAAGGTATTTTGCATAGGATATCTGATATTCATAAATTAGAAGTTCCTTTATATTCTAATAAATTGAAGGTTGCCGGAAGGTGCGATTGCATAGCAAATTTTGATAATAGACTTTCAATAATTGACTTTAAGACGAGTAAAAAAGAAAAAAGAGAAGATTGGATTCAGGATTATTTTATTCAAGCTACATTTTATTCAATGTCGTATTTTGAGTTGACGGGGATTCAAGCAAAACAAATAGCAATTCTAGTTTCGGTTGATGATGGCGACGATCAAGCCTTTATTAAAGAAGTTAAAGACTATATCCCTTCCACGATATCTAAAATCAAAGAATATTATAGATATTATCATATATAAATAAAAAACCAACCTTTACTTTTCGAGTAAAGCGAGGTAAACTATTCTTTTAACCGATGAGGTTACTTTTTAAAGTAGTCAAAAATCATCAAATTCAAGGTTGATTTATTTCAACTGTAGAGGAGAAAAATAATGATGAAATTATTTTCAATTGTACTTTTAATGTTCATAACTTCCGAAGTTTCTTTAGCTCAAACTGGTACTGCTTCCTGGTATGGTCCGGGGTTCCACGGAAAGAAAACTGCTTCTGGAAAACCTTTTAACTCTCGCGCGTTTACTGCAGCACATAAAAATATTGCGTTTGGGTCTAAGGTTAAAGTTACGAACCTTAAAAATAAAAAGTCAGTACTTGTGACAATCACTGATAGGGGACCATTTGTTCGCGGTCGTATTATTGATTTATCACAAGCCGCTAAAAATGCTATTGGTATGGGTGGAACTGCTCCGGTTTCGCTTCAAGTGGTGAAATAAATGTAATAACGGGATCCTCTTTTGGGGATCCCACTTTTAAGGAAAAATTATGGTGTCTCCGAAAGTAGAAGAAAAGGAAAAATTCTCAAAACATATTATTTCCTTAGTAGAAAGGGATAATATTTCTTATATAGATGCAATTACCGAATATTGTGAAACTATTGGTCTAGAAATAGAAATTGCTGCAAAATTAATCACCCCTTCTATTGTTTCTAAGATTTCTGAGGAAGCAATGAGAAGTAACCTTATTGAAAAAAGTCCAGTATTGCCGATATAATGAATGGAAATGATGCTGCTAATTTATATAATGCTATAAAATTACATTTCACTTCTGAAAAATATAATGCTATAACCTATAGGTTTAAGACCAAATCTAAATTCGTACCAGAAAATCAATTTTTTATATTCCAAAAACTTGGAAAAATGTATGGTGACGATTTAATTCATTATTACGTCTCAAATTTATCAGAAAACCCCAAACTTTGGGTGATGGATTTATTATCTGACGATTGCGAAACCAGATATAAAAGTTGGAAAAAACGAAACGATTCTCTTTCTTATGTTTATAAAAACGAAATAGGAACTTTATTGGATGAGTATCCTTTAAACGAATTGATACTTGTTAAGGGAACGTATCCGTTGTTGATGGTAAAAACTATGCAAGAAATCGTAAGTTTGGATACTTTACTTTTGACTGATTCTATATTACAATTTTTTAATGTCTGGAATATGAAAATAAAAGAAAGAATAGTTTGGGAACCTTTTAGGATGAAATGTGATAAGTATAGATCGTTTATGAATATAGATCTCCCAAAGTTTAAGAATATATTGAAAGAGGAGGTAAAATGTCGTAGCTAAATAGTTCTATATTATGATTATTTGGATAAGATTGTTTTTAAGTTGTATTAAGTTTGTATAAAGAGGTAAAAAATATGTCTAGTTTTGCTAATCTAAAGAGATCCTCAGGATCTAGTCTCGAAAAACTCTCCAAGGCGGTAGAATCACTAAATTCTTCTTCTTATAATGATGGCGAAGATGTTTATTGGAAGTGTGAAACCGATAAAACAGGTAATGGTTATGCCGTAATCAGATTCCTTCCAGCTTCTTCTCAAGACGGTGATGACGCTATTCCATTCGTAAAGTATTACGATCACGGGTTTCAAGGTCCAGGTGGTTGGTATATCGAAAAGTCCCTAACAACCATTGGACAAAACGATCCAGTTTCTGAACATAATAGTTCTTTGTGGAATTCTGGTATTGAGGCAAATAAAGAAGTTGCTCGTAAACAGAAGCGTCGCCTACATTATGTTTCTAACATTTATGTTGTAAAGGACCCAAAGCATCCAGAAAACGAAGGTAAGATTTTCCTTTTCCGTTATGGTAAGAAGATTATGGAAAAGATTACTACAGCAATGAATCCTCAGTTTGAGGACGATAAACCATTTGATCCTTTTGATTTTTGGTCTGGCGCTAATTTCAAGTTGAAGATTCGTAAGGTTGATGGTTATCAGAATTATGACCTTTCGGAATTTGATTCTACTGGTCCATTATTTGATGATGATGATAAAATGGAATCGGTTTGGAAGGCAGAACATTCCTTGAAGGAAGTAATTGATCCAAAGAATTTTAAAACTTATGACGAACTAAAGTCTAAGTTGGACAGAGTTCTTGGTAATACTTCTACTGGTCGCAGTGGTCCTACCACAGTAGAACGTGCCAGAGCAATGAAACCAGAACCAAAAGTAGATGAATCCAACGAAGTATTCTCATCCAGTTCGTCAGTAGATATTGACGAAACAGACGAAGATTTGGATTATTTCAGTAAACTGCTCTCAGACGAAGAGTAAGGATTATCGGGGAGGGTAAAACCTCCCCATTTTTATACCAAAGCTGATGAAGAACCTTTTCTATATTGCATTTGGTGTAATACCGAATCTCTAACGTCCATTTTAGATATACCACCAGCTGCAAAATCGTCTCCGCCGCCATTTCCACCGCTCACAGGAGCATTGACGTTTATATTTGGCGCTTGAGATTCTTGTGGGGCTTTTATTGCTTCCATTTTCGATTCTTTAAGCGATTCATTATTTTTTGTGGTTTCTTCTAATCGTTTTCCGGATAATTCTTCTTTAACGTTTGGTTGTAGATTTGCTGTTTCTTCTGGTCTGAAGAACTCCGTAGCCTTTCTAACTATTTTTTCGTCAATAGTTTCTTCTGGTCTGGAGGAATCAGTAGCCTTTCTAACTATTTTTTCGTCAATAGTTTCTTCTGGTCTGAAGAACTCCGTAGCCTTTCTAACTATTTTTTCGTCAATAGTTTCTTCTGGTCTGGAGGAATCAGTAGCCTTTCTAACTATTTTTTCGTCAATAGTTTCTTCTGGTTTCTTGAGTTTCCTTAACCTAGAATTATCAAAACCTTCAACTCCAGCAAAAGTGAATCCTTCTCCTATAGCAGACAATCCTTGATATAAACCCTCATCAACCACTGATTTAATATTTCCGGGTTTTGTAATATTTTCAAGAGTAGAACCAAAAGCGTCTTTTAGAGTATCGACCAAAGTTTTTTCTTTTGGTTGTTCTTCTGTATCTGTTTGTTGTCCTTTTGGCTTTGCTGCATCTCCAGTACTTGGGGTTTCTTGAGCTAGTTCTGTTTCTGTAGAACCTATTGAATATTTTTTAAGAATTCCTTCTGCAGCGGAAATCCTTTGGGTCATATTTTCTTTCCCAGCTTTTTCGTATTCTTTCGTCCAAATTTCAGTTGCTTCTTTTGCGGATTTTGCAGACTTTATGCCTTTATAAACATTTCCGTATTCTTTATGTTTTGTTTGTCCTGTTATTTCTTCGTAGATATATTCTAATTGTCCATTAAGGGTGTTCCACTTATCACCTTTTCTAGCTTTCAATTCTTTAAATCTAGGACCATCAACAGACCATTGAGCGATACCTCTCCCTGGACCACCACCTTTTTGTTTTTGGTTGGGATTGAAGGTGGGGCTTTCTATTTTTAAACTTCCAGTAATACCTGCTGCTTGTTCTTTTGTAAACCCTTTACTAACGAAAAAGTCAAAAACTTTCTTTTCGTTTGATTGTGTTGCTGTTTCTTTTGTTGCAGTTTCTTTTTTTAGCGAGGGGTCTTCTTGGACCTTTTCTGAAGTTTCTTCTTGTTCTTCTTCCTCTTCTATTTCTGACGGTACATTTTGTTGTTGTGCTGTGACACCTTTCTTTTTGATATCATCTGCAAGTTTTGGCGTTTCATTTTGCTGTACTGGAGTTGTTTGGGGTGTTTGAGGTAAACTAGGTTCTTTATATGCAGACTCACTTTCTTTTTCTGTTGGTCTTCTTATAGCGACCAATTCGTGATTTTTCTTTTTGGTATTTCTTGTAGATCTTGTTACTCCGCCGCCACCTTTTGTACCTTGATTTCCTCCAATTATAGTAATCATGTTTCCGTCTAAAGAAACAACAAAACCGACGTGCCCCTTATTTTTATCTGTACCTCTATTAAATACAGCTATGTCTCCGGGTTTCGCGTCATTTAAATTTACTGCTTCTCCATAAGTTAAGAAACTTTTTGCACTTTTTACTGATTTTGATTTTTTATATCCATTGGCAGATAAGACAGAATTAACGAATGTTGCGCACCAAGCTTCTGATATCCCAAAACCAGAACCCAAATTTGTTTTAAAAAATGCTTCTAATTCTTTTTTGTTTGCCTTTTCTGTCATGCCCTCAAATTTTTCGGCAACTTGTACTAACCTTCCAGTAGGTGTTGTTCCTGCTCCTGGAGAAGTTTGTTGGGAGCGAGTTTCTGTTTGGGTCCCTGTTGTTGGGGTTGTACCTGTTCCGGTTTGTTCTGCGGTTCTTTGTTCCTGGTTTTCTCCCTCTTCTTCAAACTCTAAACCTAATGTATCTTTTGCGAATTTCTTCGCCTTTTCCCAAGGAGAGTTATTCATCTCTCTATCATCCAACCAATCTATCGCTTTATAGATTCCAGCACCGGCAGCACCAAATAAAAACCCTTTTAGAAGTTTTGGTAATAATGACCCTAATAAACTTCCCAAAAATCCTTTACCAGTTCCGAACGTTCCTCCTATACCAACACCTTCGGACAATTTTAGAATTCCATTATTCATGGACTCAAAAATTTTATAGAATTTTTCTAGGTTTTCTTTTCCTATCCCAATCCCACCTGCGGTTTTAGTAACTTCAATGTCCTTTGCTTTTGATTCTAGAAGGTTTTGTGTTACTTGTTGACTCGTTGATGTCGTTTCGATATAACGTAAAATGTTATTGTTTAAATCGAATAGAAGCCCTTTAATGTTTTCCAATGCCCTTACCATTGCTTCTCCAAAATAATTCGAAGAATTCTCTTTTGTTGCAGTAGCGTTGGAAGTAACGTTTTGATTGAGGTTTATGGCTCCATAATTTACTAATTGGAGTTTTCCCGATTGAACCAATGACGTTAATATTTGCGATTTATCGTCTAAGGATAAATTCCCAATAGCATTTTTGTTGTTTAGTGCTGGTAACGCCATTTTAGTTCCTATTTTGACTTAGTTTTTCGTTTTCTTCGTTAATATGTTGTAATAATAAATTCAAAAACACTTCTCTTTCCCACGGGATCATATTTTCTAGTTCAGATAAACTATATTTGTGATGTTGCATCATTGCAAAATTTGTTTTATAATAGTTTTCCAAATTATCATGAGAAAGAGTTACCCTAAAAAATTATCAAGACCTACAATATCAATATCGTGTACAAACCCACATTTAGAACATTTTACCGTTAGGGTTTCTTTTAATACTGGTAAATTGCTGAAAAATTCTTCTACCTTTTTAAATTGATCAATAGACATAGATTCTAAAAATTCTAATACCTCTGATTTTGGCGTTTCGTTTTTGTAATAGAAATTTTGTTCGTCGAATATGTAATCTAATGAGTTATAAATTACCTCTAATGTTAGGGTAACGGCGTCAGTAATTTCAGTATTCAATTTAGACAATTCTGCAATATCAGGATATTTCATTTTAAACCCAACACTATCCGTTAATCGAATTATGTCGTTATTTTCTTTTTTGTCTACAGAAACTTCTAATAGGTTTATAGAAACCGGCATTAAGTTCCCGCAAATATTTTCTTCTATTTTATTATTGCATCTATATTTTGTTTCTACAATTTCTCCAATAGACCTTGCTCTAAGTTGTAGGAAAAAGTATTCTATGTCTATTTGATTGAGTTTGTTAACGTCAATATCTGAGGTACAACAATTTTTTATTATTTGTTTAATATTATTTAAAGCGAATTCTGCGTCTTCAGATTGTTTTGCTAGTAATAGAATTTTTTGTTCTTTTACTAGGAAAGGTCTAAACATAACCGTTTGATTTGAAATTGGTAATGTCGTTTCATACAAAGGACTTTCGATTTTTGGTAACATAATTTACTCCATGATTAAAATACTGGGAATGGTATAGATCCACCTAAAGGAATTGCTGCGTTGTAGTATGTGTATGCAAAAGTTACTGTTAGTTTATGTATTGCGTTACCATTTTCCCAAGAAAGGGGCATTTCGTTTAAAGATATTGGAAATGCGTGAAACAAACCAACCCAATACGATGGGTCGTTTTTTACGTTATATTGCGTGATTAATATAAATGCTTCGTATTGATTTTTATATTTAAAATCGTAGTTTACTACTGGACCGTCAGTAAATAGACCAACAACGTCTTCTATTCCTATTTGGAATGGGAAAAAAGACGCGTTTGAAATATAATTCATCCAATATTCAAAAATCCAACGTTCAATCATATTGTCTGAGCAAATAAAAGTTAGGTTTATTTTGTTATATGAATTTTGTATTGGGTGTAGGATTTCTGGACCGTATAACTTTTGCGTAACCGCAGAAAATGTCCTTGATGGTAATTCTGCCGCTTCGCAGTGAAATTTCATTTTTTTCCAAGCAGAAGCTGGGTCTTCTCCGTCAAGACCTGCAGCCGCCATCAAATCCAAAGCAAAAACCGGATTTGTTGGGGTGATCATAACGTCAAAGTTACAGGGTCTTGCTACTTCCGTTTTAGAGAAAGTTTCAAGAAAATTTCTTATATCTGAGTTATATTTTATTTCGCTCATCTTTTATATTTCTTCCAAACTTTTGAATTTGATTGTTTTTGCATATCTGCTACTGGTAGGTTTGCGGCAAATAACCATTCGTGCGCTTCTACTGGCAGTATCCTACTTTTAACATTAGATTTAAGATACAGTTTAATACAATATTCTTTTAAATCTTTATAATTTTTAGACCTTTTAATGATCTCATAACTTATATTAGAAACTAACATATCGTTCTCTTTTATGTATTGAGATTTGCTTGCTATTTCTGCTATAATCAAAGATCTAACTTCATAGGGTAAATAGTGTATATTCACCCCAAGAAAATGCGAACCTTTATTTTCTAATAAAATTATCAGGGGAAATTTATCCCAATAAGGCAATGTATCTTTATATTTTGCGTCATAAGAAAAGAAAAACATTCCTCCCGGATAAAAAACCTTTTTCTTTATTATTTTGTCCAGTTCTGGAGCGTTAGATTTTAAAGCCTTTACTTTTAAATTTAACCAACCCATCGATTGACTCGCTAGAGCAGATCTTTCTGCTGGAGAAGCGTTTTTAAACCTCTCATACATAGAAGGTAATTTTCTTTGTTTAAAGAACGCTTCATTTAATTCTTCTTGGTTTGTTGCATACCTTCCTGGAGAATTTGTAAATGTTAATTCTGCCCAAGCGCCAACCCCCATAAAAAACGGGTTGAAAATATATTTTTTGCCTTTTAATTCAACAACATGCCATTCCGAATATTTTGTATTGTCCATGGACTATTTATTGAATATTAAAAGATGTCTTTTTCTGTAAGAAGTTTAAACGTCCAACCCCTATGTCTGCAATATTCTTTTGCTGCCGCCCATTTAGCAGAATTTACTCCCCAAGTACAAACTTCGTTAATATACGTTTTGGTTACTCTTTTCTTTATTTTTGGTTCTATAGTTTGAGCATAAGGTTTTACTTCTATGACATAAGTTTCTATAGAACCGTCTAATTTTTTAACTTTTGCTAATATATCTGGAAAGTATCTGTGTTGTCTGTTGTCTACTGGAGAAATATAATTTATTACCAATTCTTCAGAACCCCAAGATAAAACGTTTTCGTTTTTATCCAACCACTTAAAAACTCTCAGCTCCCAGGAAGAGCGATAAATTACGTTATGAGGGTCTCCATGATATTTTTCTGGATTCTTTAATTTATAAATACCCTGTTTGTAATTAGACATCTAAAGTTCAATATAAATAATATTATTTAGTAGATTCGTAGGAATTTCTTATGGCAATGCCTTCATTTTTAGCTGCAAATCCTCTAGCTTCTTTAGACCCAGAAACTTTGATCCTAGAAGGTTTAGAAGCGTTTAGTCCTGGGGGTGTGTTTCCCAGTAGAAATGTTGGTATGTATGACTTTATATCGTTAAAATATCCAGAAGATATAGAACATTATTTTATGCATGGGCATTATATAAATTTTTACGTGAACGCTCCAGTTTGGGGTAAATATTGGGAAAAAGACGGAAAAACAGGAATTTCTTCTTATTCTTATGAAGGTATGCCAGAAGTTGGTGGTTTACTTGGTTCTATCGGTATTACTTCGAACGGATATTCTATAAAGGAAGTTGAACGCGACGGGACTCCAATCAAAGACCCAACTTCTGCTGCTGGCGCTGTAAACCATATTAGAACCCAAAGGATATCCCAAGCGATTTCGCTTTATATTCCAGATACTATGTCGTATAGTTCGCAAATACAATACGAACACACTTCCGCTAGACAAATGGGCGCTTCTTTGTTAAATTCTTTGGATAAAACCCTTTCTGGTTATCTTAGTAAGGTAACTAACAGTAAATTGGTTCAAGGTATTTCTGGCGCTATGAACCTTTTGGAAAACCTTGGTAAAATTGGTGGAGTCACTGTAAACGATCAAATGTTGGTTCTTTTTAGGCAAGTTGGTTTGCGAGAATTCTCATACGATTTTTTCTTCACCCCAAAAAGTCCAAAAGAAGCAGAGTCAGTACAGCAAATAATAAGAGCGTTTAGGTTTCATGCTCATCCGGAGGCAGTATTAGATTATGGTTTATTTTATATTGCTCCTGGAACTTTTGATATAGAGTTTATGCACAGGGGTTCTAGAAACACTAAAATACATCAAGTTTCCACTTGCGTTCTTACTGGGTATGACGTGGATTACGCTCCAACGGGTTGGTCAACCCACGTAGATGGTATGCCCATACAAACAAGAATGTCTTTACATTTTACTGAGACTCAGGTTGTGACTAAGCAAGATATTGAAGCAGGTTACTAAATGTCAAATTTCTTTTATTTTTACCCTAGTATTGTTTACAATAAACAAATAGTTACAGACCTGCTTGTTAGAGCAAAGGTTAGGGAATCTTGGTTAAATGATCCAAGAATATATTACAATTATAAGTATAAGGATTCTGATAGACCAGAACACTTAGCGCACAAGTATTACGGAGAAGAAGAATTACACTGGGTTATTCTATTCACGAATAATATTTTTGATGCGAATTGGGATTTCCCAATAGATTATTATACTTTCAACAAATATATTGAAGACAAATATAAAGAACAAGGGTCTATAGTTAACAAAACTGGATTGGCATACGCCCAAACAACCCCTGACCCGATATATAGATACCAAAAGACAGTTACTATAACTACAAGCGAAGGGATATCTAAAAGAAATTATGTTATTGACGAAAAGTCGTACAGAGAACTAGAATTTACCAATACTTATTCTACTGGAACCCCTTATACAATTTATGCGGAATCGGAATTAAATTCTTACCAATTAACACTTAATGCTGGCTCCGTATTAAATGTTGGGGATATATTAATCGGTAATGAGTTTATACCAAATTTTGCTAAAGTTGAATCTATTGATTCTGCGAACAGTTTATTTAATATAACTATACCAGCAAAAAGTAGTGAAACTAATGGGAAAATATTTATCTATAATTCGCAATCTAATTATAGTATATATGAAGTTTCAAAAAAATACCCAGAAATAACTATCTATGATAGAGAAATGGAAATAAATGAATCTAAAAGAAACGTTAAAATTTTAGATAAAAATTACATACGAAAGGCTCAAGAAGAATTTCAACGATTGATTAAACAATAATTATGGCAGAAATTACAGATAACGCAGTAACTCAACTTAATGGTTTAGAATTATATAAGTGTCAGATTTTATCTGCAGAAAATAAAATCATAGACTTAAAACCAACTTTGGTTGAAATTAACTATTTTGAGGATATATTTTCTAACGCCACTTCTGGTAATATAGTTTTAAACGACTCTGGTGGTTTGCATAACGCTTATTCTTGGTGCGGCGACGAGTTTGTACTTTTGGAATTCGACAAACCCGGAAATTTAGATAAAAATAAACGGTTTCGTGGGATGTTTAGAATATTTAAAACTCAAGGAAGGCACTTAACTGGAAGAGAATTTAACGAAACCTTCGTATTACATTTTTGTTGCGAAGAAGAATTCCTTTCAAATCGGATGCAGTTAAATAAATCTTATAAACAAATGAGAATATCTGATATCGTAAAAGATATCGCTTTAAATGTTTTGAAAATTCCAAAAGATAAATTTCCAGACGCTAATATTGAACCCACTTTTGGTAAGTATGATATAGTAATTCCGAATATGAGACCCCTTGAAGCTGTTGCTTGGTTATGTACTATGGCGATTGCTGATAATAGTTCTGGTTCTCATGGTGGTCCAGAAGGTGGTGCGACATACCTATTTTATAAGAACAGGTATGGTTGGAATTTTAGATCCATACTATCAATATTTAATAATATCCCTAAATTTGAATATAAAAGCCCGTTCAAAAAAAGTAAAAACACTTCTGGGTATTGGTATGGTACTAAGAACCTTTCTCCAAAAGAAGATATGAATTTTGATTTCGACCCCTTTGAGCAGATTATATCATATCAAATTGTAGATAATCACGACGCAATGGATATGATGCAAAGCGGGATGGTTTCAAATAAACTTATTGCTATTGATTATTTAAGAAGAACTCACGAAGAAAAGGTATTTGATTATGAAAAATACTTTAATAATCATTTGGCAAAAAAAGTTGAAATGTATAAGACCTATAATAAAAACCCTATTCTTAGTAACGCAGAAGATAGATTTAAGAAAAAACATAACGAATATCAACCAGTAGTAAAAATTGCTCCATCAACGACAAACCAAAAAAATAATCCATATATAAAAGAAAGACAGCCAAATATACCTCAAAATTTTGTTGAGAATACCATCCCGTACAGATTTGCTCAATTGGGGTTGATAAATTTCAATAGGTTAAAATTGCTTATATCCGGAGACCCATATATTGCCGTTGGTAACATAATTTATGTACATTTTCCGCAAGCAAAAGAAGAAAAAGGTACAAAACCTTTGGATAGGTTTTTGAAGGGTAGGTATTTGGTTTCTGCAGTTAGACAAAGGTTTGATCAAGGTGTTTATGAAACGGTTTTAGAATGCGTAAAAGACGCTTATTGTGGACAAGTAGAAGCGAGAACTAACGTTCAAGGATTAAAACCTTTTGACAATAGTAATAATGTTATAATACAGGTCCGTTCTGATAATTATAAATGGTGGTGATGCATGGAAAAAACTAAAAATTTCCCTGGGATGGATGGGTTTATTTGGTGGACTGGTATAGTAGAAGACCGTAAAGACCCTTTGAAAGTTGGTAGGGTTAGGGTTAGAATTTTTGGTTGGCATAAAGACGATAAATCAAACGTTCCTTCTGACGGTTTATTATGGGCGCAACCTGTTATGTCGGCAAACGCATACCAAATTTCTCACGTACCAAAGGAAGGAGAAGTTTTGTTTGGGTTTTTTATGGATGGAGAATACGCGCAAGTACCGTTTTATATGGGGGTAATTCCAAATATACCAGAAATAAGGTATCCTAAGGAAAAAGGTTTTGCAGACCCAGCAACAGAAGAAGAAATAAAACAAAGACCAAGAACATTGCATTCTGGACAAACGAGATATCCTGGAGACGGAGAATTAAATCAGCCAACAATTAGCAGGTCTGCTAGAAACGAAAATATGGATCAAACGCCATATGGTAAGTCTCATGGAGGGAAATATCCATATGTATTTTCAATACAAACTGAATCTGGGCATTATTTGGATTTAGACGATACTCCAAACGCGGAAAGGGTTACTTTAATTCATAGAACTGGAAGTTTTATTTCTATAGATTCTGGAGGAAATATCACCATTTCGGGTAAAAATGTTAATATAATTGCGACTGGTTCCATAAATAATAAAGCTCCTGGCGGCATTAATGAAGATACTCCGAATCACAAAACTACAGGTACTCACACAGATGCTATTGGTATACACTATAGCGGGGGCTAATAAATAATACATGCAAAATAAAGACATAATATACTCGGACTTAGACCTAATGTTTAACATACATCCTGTTAAACAAGATTTGGTTATGAGTATAAACGAGAAGGCAGTAATTCGTTCTGTTAGAAATTTGGTTCTTACAAACCATTACGAAAGACCGTTTCAATCTGAAATAGGGTCAAACGTTAAGAAAATGTTGTTTGAACCAATTACTTCTCTTACAGAAAATTACATTCAGAGAGAAATTTATAATGTTGTAACAACTTTTGAACCCAGAGCAAAAAATGTTTTTGTTCAAGTTAAAGGTTATCCTGACGAAAACGCATTACGAGCAAATATTGTATTTTATATAGAAAATTCAACGACACCAGTTGTAGTAGATATGCTTTTAGAAAGATCAAGATAGGAAAAAATAAATGGCAACCTCTAATTCTAATTTAACTCTTGTGGGGACAGATTTTGATCAGATCAAAAGTAATTTATTAACTTTCCTTAGAGGTCAAGATGTTCTAAAAGACGCAGATTATACTGGTAGTGTTCTTCAAACTTTATTAGACGTTTTAGCGTACAATACCCATTATAATGCCTTCTATTTGAATATGGTTGCTAATGAAATGTTTTTGGATTCTGCCGTTAAAAGAGCTTCCGTAATATCGCATTCGAAAATGTTAGGGTATTTTCCAAGATCTGTTGTTGCTCCTACTGCCACAATTAAATTAACCATTACTAATTATGAACTACCGTCTATAACTATTCCTAAATTTACAAAATTTATATCAGAGTCTGTTGATGGTGTTAACTACGTTTTTATGACCGATAAAGAATACGTTGTTAATAACGATCCAAATAATAACCCTAATACTGCTATAGTAATAGCAGACGTTATAGTAAAACAAGGAGAACCAGTACAGTATACATTCACGTATAATTTAAAAGAAAACCCAAAGGGTATATATAAAATACCAGACGCAAATATAGACCTAAGCACACTCCAAGTAATAGTCCAAAAGTCTCGGTTGGATTTTTCTTCTGTTTCTTTTTATACGGGTTCTACTGAAACTTTGTCCATAACTCCTGAATCAGAAATTTATTTCGTTCAAGAATCTATGGATGGTTTTTATGAAATTTACTTTGGTGATGGAGTTCTTGGTAAACAATTAGAAAACGGTAATGTTGTAATAGTTTCCTACATAACGTCTGATGGTAGTATTGCAAACGGAGCTAAAGAATTCACTATTGTGGGGGGTAACGAACAGCTTGCTTCTGGCATCATAAGCGTTGAAACTACTAGTCCAGCCTTTGGAGGCAGAGAAAAAGAATCTATTGAGTCAATAAAATTTATTGCTCCAAAATCATACTCGGCGCAAAATAGGGCAGTAACGAATCAAGATTATATGACCCTATTGAATAACAATAATTATGGGTTTATATTTGATTCTGTTAATGTTTGGGGTGGACAAGAAAATGATCCTCCTGTGTATGGTCAAGTTTTTGTTTCTCTAAAACCACAAGGAGGTTACGCTTTAACAACATCTCAAAAAGAAATTGTGAAAACAAAGTTGATTAAACCTTTGAATGTAATTACTGTTGAGCCTACTATTATTGATCCAGACTACACATATATTAAATTAGAAATAGATGTAATATATGATTCCAGAAAAACTATACTGAGCGTTGGTGAACTTGAATCTAGAATAAGAACTTCCATACAAGAGTTTTCAAGAGAAACTTTAAACTCTTTTAATTCTACATTTAGTTACCCGGATTTAATGTTCGCAGTTCAGAACGCTGATAATTCTATCGTGACCAACGAAATAGACGTAACCCTTCAAAAGAAGTTCTTACCAAGTTTAGAAGTAGCCACAACATATGAATTAGAGTTTGGAAGCGTATTGGAGAGGGGTATATTATTTTCTGGTATAACTTCTTCTCCTTCTATGCAATATTATGATAGACAAAATTCTTATGCCGTTATTGATGGGATATACCTTGAAGAATTGCCTTCATATTCTGGGGGTGTTGAATCAATCGATATTGTTAATCCCGGATTTGGATATAAAACAAACCCTTCAATAAAAATAGTTGGTGATGGGTCTGGCGCTAATGCGTATTCTATAGTTGTTAATGGTTCTTTGAGCAAAATTGTTGTTGATAACCCCGGAGCGAATTATTCTCAGGCAATTATTGAAATTGAGGGTGGTGGTGGAAATCTGGGTCAAGCAACAGCAACACTACAAGGTAGGTATGGTACTATAAAATCTTATTATTACAATAAGAAAAATATAAAAACTTCTTTTGATGAAAATGTTGGCGTTGTTGATTATTATACTGGAAAAGTAACTCTAACAGATTTTAATCCTTTGAATGTGAATAACCCATTGGCACAATTAACTTTGACGGCAAAACCTCAATCTAACATTATAAGTTCCAGTAGAAATAGAATATTAACTATAGACCAGTTTGACCCTTCAGCAATAGTGATAAACATCAAAGAGAAATCCTAATGATAAAAACTTCTCTATTAGTACAACAGCAATTACCTAGTTTCGTTAGGGAAGATGATAACTATCAGAATTTTGTTGCTTTTATAGAATCTTATTATGAATGGTTAGAACAAGATTCTAATGTATTAAGCGAATCTAAAAAAATACAAGAATATATTGATATTGATTCTACCGTTGAAAAATTCGTTGAATATTTTTATTCAACGTTTATGCCAGCATTTCCAAAAGATGTTATTACAGACAAAAGAAAATTATTAAGGTTCTCAAAAGAACTTTATGAAAATAAAGGAAATAGAGCGGCTTATAAATTTCTATTTAGATGTTTATATAATGTTGATTCTGACGTATATGAAACTAAAGAATATGTAGTAAAAGCGTCTGCAGGTAAATGGTTTTTACCTAAATCTGTTAAAATTAAATCCAATGATTCTAGGTGGATCAATGCTGAAAATTTGTTTATTTTCGGTGATATTTCAAAGTCTTTGGCTAAAATCGAAAGGGCAAAGGTTGTAAACGATAGGGTAGAGATATTCATATCCGACATACAAAGGTTGTTCCAAACTGGAGAATTTGTAAAAGTAGTTGACGTAAACCTCCAAAACGTTTATTTTGATGTTGAAGGTAATATAGTAGAAGAAGGGGAAATATTAGAGGGAAAACTATTAGGAACTATATCTTCAGTTGACGTTAATCGAAATTATAGAGGTAATTATTATTTATCGGGCGACCCGGTCGTTTTTTACGAAGGATTAGAAGAGGAAACTTCTGATATTGGTGCTGTTGCTGAAGTCGGGGAAGTTACTTTGGGTGCTATACAGCGCGTAAAAGTTGAAGAGGGATCTTATGGTTATAGAGAACATCCCAACACATTTATTTTTGTAACTCCCGATTCCGGTAAACCTATATTAACGGTTGGTGCTATAAATCCAGCAAATACGTCAAACGTGACAATGATGGTTGCGGATTCTTTGGAATTGAAAGAAAATATTCCACTAAATTGCAACGTTTTTACTGGGTTCCCAATAAGCAATACTCTTAATTATAATTTCTCAAGAACATTAGCAAATTCTTTAATATGTAATGCAAATACGGTTATGGCGAATGCATTTACGTTTAGAGAATTTTCGACGTATTCTATTGATACAGTTATTGTTCAAAATGGTGGTGGTGGATTTAGAACAATTCCCACCATATCCGCCGAATCAATGTATGAAACGGATTTGCCGTTTGGAATGGGGGATGAATACGACCCTAGATACACTCCAGCAGCAAATACGGTAACGTCTATCAAAAATTTTGGTATTCTAGGACCAATCCTTATCAGAACAGACTCTTCTGGTAATAGAAAACGAGGAGTTGGCTACAAGGTAGGGGACGAAATACTATTTTCTGGTGGTCTTGGTGGAGGGGCTTTTGCAAACGTTACTTCAGTATTATCTGGAGGCGAAATCAACACCGTTTCTTATTATACGTCCACAAACAACCCTGCCCCTTTAGGCGGGTTTGGATATTCCAACGGAGAATTGCCTTACGTTTACGTTAAACCAACGGAAACTTCTGCTAGTATTTCTAGCAATAATGTACTAAGGGTTTCTAGTTCTTTTGTTACTGGAAATGTTTTAGTGGGGCAAACTGTTTCTGGTAATGGTATTCCTGTTACAACAACCGTTATAAATTCATATTCTAATGGTTGGGTAATATTATCTAATAGCGCGACAGGAACCTATGTATCCAACACTTATTCTTTTGTTGGAACCGGAGCAGACTTATACGTCAGTACTGTACTTGGCGATGGAGCAAAGCTGGTACCAATTACAGATAGAATTGGTTCAATAACAACAATAAAAATTACCAATTTTGGTGAAGATTATATTTCTGCGCCAAAAGTTTCTCTAAAGGTTCAGGATATCGCTGTAAGTAACGTGAGATTATTATATGTTCCTCAAAAGGGAGACATAGTATATCAAGGAGCCAATTCTACTAGTTTTACTTATAAGTCGTATGTTGATTCTATTAATAGAATCACGTTTGACGAAAATTCTGAAACATCTACTTATATACTAAGGGTTTATAATTATAATAAACTTCCAAACCCTAACGCAGAATTAACTCTACAAAAAACCAAAATAATAGAACCAAATACATATCCAATAACTATAAAAACCGACTATGTTTTCCCTAGAAAATTTTTACCAGACGGAACTTCTCAGATAGTTGGTAAAGACGGTATATTAACTTATGGTGATGGTACTGCTAAAGCAAATTCTAAATTCTTAAACGGACTGATACTTGGTTCTGGAAGATATATTGATGAATCGCACCAACCAAGTTCTTTTTCTGTTCTGGAAGATGAAAACTACAATAATTTTACTTATGTCGTTTCTGTTGAAAAAGACATCTCAAAATATAGAGATATTCTATATGAAAGTATGCATCCTTCTGGAACCAAGGTAATTGGTCAAGCGGTAATAAAGAACGAAGCTAACTCTGAAATAGAATTAAAAGAATCAACTTATGTAAATTATATTGACGATTTTGAATATATATGGGCTGCGTTGGCTACTGAAGAAGTTGCCGAAAACGAGTTTAATTCTGAATTAATGCGATTCCCAGAATCAATTTCCAAATATGCAACGCTTGATTCTAATAATTCCAATATGTTGCGGTTGTCTACATTCCCCAATATTTCTAAAGACCAAAACATATATGGTGCTGGAATTCTTTGGGACACTAAAATAAAATCTGTTAATATTGCAAACAGCAGCATAATTTTAACAGAAAACGCTACTGAAAACCAAAACAATACTTTATTGCTGGTTATGGATAATTGGTCTGGATCGGATAATAAGTACATATTACCGCACCAATTGATTCTATGCAATACTTCTAGTAATAGTAATGTTGTGGTAATAAGAACTTCTTCTAGTAGCAATTTAACGTCTGATTTGATTAAAAATCAGATCGTTGTTGGAAATACTACGACTATCTATGCTAACACTGTTAATAACAGTAACATGCTTAAAGAAGTTGAATCTGTCTCCAACGTTGTTGTTGGGCAATATATTACCGGAAACAATATACCCAACGGAACAAAGGTTGCTCAAATAATTTCTGGTAATAATACCATTGTTATGACCCATAATGCTTCTGCTAATGCTAACGGATACAGCTATAGCTACTTTGATAAACAGACCGAGACCACTGTTGGCGTATATAAATATAATTATATACAATTCCAGAGCGTTCCTTACAATACTAGAATAAGTAGAATAATAACGTCGAACAATACTTTATTATTATCAAACAATTGTATAAAAACTTCTATCGATAATGTTTATTATTTCTTGGGTGATGGTACTAGTAATAGAGACTCTGAAATTCCATCCGAATTCGTAAGGGTAGAATCTGGTCAATTTACTGAAAAATACGGTTCTATTGGTGGTGCGAGACAAAGACCAGAAGAAAACTATTTTGTATTCAATGACGATTTATTAAGCGAATCTGGAGAACCGCTACTAACAGAAAATAATGTTAACATATCAGCAACAATTTACATAAGAATTAAATAGGTTTAATATGGGAATAATAACCAGCAGTTTACCAAATCTAGGTAATCCAACAAGTAATACATTATTAATAGGGGTAAACGTTATTAACGAAACCCCAAATAATAGCGTAAAAATAACCGCAGCAAACCTAAAATCGTTTATTGTTGCCGAAGCATTTTTAAAGGCGAATCAATCCTTTGTAAAAGCTAATGCTTCTTACGATGCATCAAATTCTGCTGCTAATTACGCCAATTCAGCGTTCGTTTATGCCAATTCAGCATATAATTGGGCTAATGCTTCTTATAATTTCGCAAACACTACGGCAAACACACTCTCTAATACAGAAATAAAATTATCCTCTGTATATAGTTTCTCTAATTCTTTATATGATATCTCAAATATAATTTTTGGCGTTGCTAATTCCGGGGTTTCTTTTTCCGCTAATGCGTTTATTCAAGCAAACGCCGCATTTATTCAAGCAAATTCTGCAAATTCTTATGCTATAGGGGTAAACGCTAAATTACAACAAATATATGATACAGCAAATTCAGCTTCTATATCTGCACAATTTGCAAACACAAATTCAACTGTAGCTTACGATTTAGCGCAAACTGCAATAGGCGATTCTCAAAATGCAAACACAAACGCTTTTACAGCATTGAGTGTTGCAAACAATGCGTTATTTATTGCAGCAAATACTGATATAAAATTATCTTCTGCGTATAGTTTGGCAAACAGCACACATGAATCTTTGGTTTCTGAATTAAATCTATATCCTATCGTTAACGCGAAAAGATTTAATGTTGTTGGTGATGGTGTTACAGACGATACGGTAAATTTGCAAAACGTTATTAATTCTATTCCTTTTGGAACGATCTTTATCCCTTCTGGCTTTTATGGTGTTACCACTTTGAATATTAATCCTGGTATAAGCATTAAAGGCGACGGAAGTAACTCTTCGATATTTGTAACGTTAGCAAATAATTCTACTGTCCTTAAATATACAAAATCCAACACCTCTCTAAGTCCCGATAATATTTCTATATCTAGTATTGGTTTTAGATCTAACGGTACTGTTAATTGTATTCCTATCGGAGTTTCCGGCAATAGTAGCTCTTTACTTTGTGTTAATGCGAAAATATCAGATATTAAGATTGATGCAGAATTTGGATATTCTTTTTCTAAAGGTGTTGAATTATCAAATTGTAAAAATTATATAGTTTCTTCTGTCATTTCAAGTAACTGTAATAATGATGTAGTAATTTCTAATTCTTTTAAAGGGCAGATTGTTAATAGTATATTTGATAGCGATTTGGCTAATAATATCATAGAAACAGGAACAAGTGATAAAAACATTATCTCCAACAATATAACAAGAAAGAGAATAAATATTGTCGGTCCTAATACCTTGAAAGTTAATAATATAGAAAACGCCTCAGAATAAAGGTAAATAAATGTCTACACCTATCATAAGAATTTCTCAACTTCCGCCAGAAACAGAAAGAACTATGGCTGGCAATCCAAGTAATACTTGGTTCGCCATAGTTAATGTTAACGAGATGAAAACCAAAAGGCTTTCTCTAGACGCTTTATTAAAATATCTTTCAGAATATTTTGGAGATCCCCTACCTTTTCCATACCTTAAATTTCAAACTGAGGGTGGACTAAAAGCCAACGGGTCTTCTATAGCGACTGCTAATTTGGGTGATGTTCTTTTAATCAGCGATACAACAACATTTAATCACTCAAATGCTTCCTACAATACAGCTAATTCTGCTTCAATTTATGCAAACGGTGCGTTTTCTAGAGCAAATGTTGCCAGACAACACGCAAACGTTGCATATAATCACGCTAATTCTGCCTTTAATAAAGCAAATTCGGCTATTTCTTTGTTTTCATCTGGTGGAGTTTCTTTGCTATCTTCTAATCCAGATAACACCAAATTATCTTTGGGGCAAAGTTTATCGGTTTCTGTTTCGCCTATAGCATTGACGGCAACAAACGGTATAACTATAGACGGCGGTCTTAATAAATCTTTATCCCTTGGCCAACCTTTGACTATAGGAGCCAACCCAATAACTATCAATACGTTAAATGGTATTACTGGTGGAAAACAATTGAGGTTGGGAGAATCTATAACGCTTGACGGGGCTTTTATATATAATCACGCAAATTCTTCTTATAATTATGCAAATAATTGTATAATAAAACCAGCAATTAATTATGTCACAAGCTCTCAAAATAATTTAGTAACCATTGCTAACAATAGATATATAATTTTAGGTGATGTCAATAGTAATATTCACGTAAAACTTCCTGCTGGAGTTCCTAAAGAAAATACATTCATATACTTTACTAATATGTCTCCATCTAAGAATAATACCATTCAGTATAATGGTACGAGAATACACGGTCTTGCTCCAAACGAACATTTAAAAATAGACGTACCAAACGTTTCTATAACAATGTGTTATATAGATTCTACTAGAGGTTGGGTAATAGTATAATGATAGCAAATAACAGCATATTAACTAATGATAGTAATAGTTACGAAATTACTCAATTTTTTTACGCTCCGCAGGTAATTTTACCTCCAGATAACAAAAATTTGCAATCTTTGTACGGGTTCATTTCTTATAATGACCCTTGGAACGAAACTTCTTACTCAAGTAATGCAGCTGAAACGATTATTATTAGAGATGCTGCTATTATTGAAAATTCTAATAGTTTAATTATAGTAAACGAACCAACTCTGAATGATTTTTTTATTGGGCAAAAAGTTTCTCATGAAAACGTTCCAGCAAATACAGTAGTTGATCAAATAAATTATGAAGATTTTGTTTTAACGTTAAGTAAAAACGCAACGAAAACTTCAGTAGGTAAATTCACTTTTACTGGGTTTATTCCTAATGATAATAAAATAACTTTGAATGATAATGGGGCTTTGTCTAATAAGGATAATTTTTATTCTGATTGTGCGGTTAAAATTGATATTTTAAACGATCCTGGAGAATTAAATTATTATAGAAGCGTAGTTGGATATGACGCTTCAACTAAAACGATAACTCTAAACGAGCCTTTAATGGATTATCCTCCAATTAATAGTTCTTCTACTGTTACTTTAGTTAATGATAACGATCACCCACCAAAACCAAAAGATACCATAAAATATAAAAAACAAATATTTAAAAATATGTTTTATTTGAAGAAAATTACTTCAAATAATATTTCTCCGGTAGTAAGAAGAATAAATTGGTCTGAAGGGGAAGTATACGATTACTATAGAGATGATATTGATTTATATGAAAAAAATTCTGATGGAACTCCGGTATATAAATTCTATGTAATGAATCAATTTTATCAGGTATTTAAATGTCTTTGGAATAATAATGGTGGCGTTTCTACAGTAGAACCGTATTTCGTTGCTGGTAATTTTGATGATACTACTAATATTTTCTACGACCCAGACGATGGGTATAAATGGAAATATATGTTTACTATTTCTTATGGTAAACTTCAGCAGTTTATGGATGAAAATTGGATTCCTATTCCAATTTCAACACCACCAGAAGCGAAATTTTCTAACGAAAAGGCTGGTGGAATAGAAGTAATAAATGTAACAAATGGTGGTTCTGGTTATGATTTATCATTAGCCCTTGTTGATGTTTCTATTATGGGAGACGGTTTGGGTGCTTCTGCCTATGCGGAAGTAGATCAAACAACAAAAAAAATTCAAAATATTGTAGTAAGAAATCCAGGATATAATTATACCACCGCTAACGTCGTTATATCTTCAGCAACAGGAAATAATGCCTCTGCGATTGCTTCTATATCTCCAATAGGGGGAAATGGTGCAGATATTATGTCTGAGATGGGATGTGATCGAGTGATGGTCGCTTTCTTGTTTCAAGAATCTGAAGGTAATAAACTTCCAACAGACATGCAAATAAGACAAATAGGGTTACTTTCTAGTCCTACTGCTAATAGTACATATCCATACGTTGCTAACGCGGAAACTTATGCCACATCTACTGATATTATTGTTTCTAACGGTTTTGGTACGTTTCAGGATGGAGAAATAGTATATCAGACACCAAATAATGCAAATTTTGCAAACTCTACGTTTACTGCAACTTGCGTAAATTTCGAGTCAGCCCCAAATAAACTTAGACTGATTAACTTAAATGGTACTTATGTTAATGGTTCTTCCATATATGGATTATCTTCTGGTACCGCCAGAACTTTGCTGCAAGTATTTGATCCAGATTTGATAAAGTATACAGGACACATAATCCATATAGAAAACCGCCAAGAAATCCAGAGGAGCAGCGACGGTTTGGAATTATTCAGATTAGTCATAAAATTTTAACAAATAAATAGTTAAAAACATCTTTACTGAAGGAAAAGTTAAATGCTAAATTTTAATGTTGAGCCGTACAGAGACGATTTCGATCCTAATAAACATTTTCACAGAATTCTTTTCAAACCTGGAAAAGCGATTCAGGCAAGGGAATTGACTCAATCCCAAACGATTTTACAGGATCAAATTTCCAAATTTGCATTTCATATTTTTTCACAAAATACCCCAGTAACTGGAGGTAATGTAACCATCAATACCGATTGTTATTATCTTCGACTATTACCAGAATATGAAGAAAATTCTATTGATGTAAATAATTTTCTCAATAGAATCATTAGGGACGATACTGGAACTGTTATTGCTAGAGTTCTTGCAGTAGCAGAAGAAACTTTTGTTAACGAAGTTTCCGCAGAAGCCCCAACTTTAATTGTTTCTTATATTTCCGGACAACAATTTGATGCTGGAGATATAATTTATTCTGCTGACGATTCTAATTTTACTGCACAATTAACTTCAGCAAATCATTCTGGAAAATCTTCTGTCGCTCATATTGCAGAAGGGGTTTTCTTTGTCGTAAATGGATATAGTTACTCAAATATTCAAAATCCAGACGGAACTTATTCAAAATATACTATTGGTAATTTTGTTGGAGTTCAACCGCAAATTGCAATTCTTGATAAGTATGGAAATAAACCAACATTAAGAGTGGGTTTAAATATAAACGAAACAGTTTATGATTATGTTGACGACCCTTCTTTATTAGATCCAGCTATTGGTGCATCCAATTATCAGGCTCCTGGCGCAGATAGATACGTCATTGAATTGGATTTAGAAACCAGACCTTTATCCATTGGTGACGACCAAAGCTTCATTGAATTGGTCAGAATGGAAGAAGGAGAAATAAAAAAGCAAGTAAACAATACTGTATATTCTGTTATTGATGATTATTTCGCCAAAAGGACTTCAGAAACAAACGGAAACTATATTGTAAACGATTTCGCATTTACGCCAAAAATAAATCCAGCAGACGCAAATTCTTATATTATGACTGTAGGAAAGGGTGTTGCTTATGTAAATGGGTATAGAGTAGAAAATCAATCTGATATTGGCATTCTTGGTCAAAGAGCAAGAACAACAGAATCTAGTAATAATGCGACTGTATATTTTGAGTATGGAAACTATTTCTATGTTGATAATTTAGAAGGGTTTTTCGAAATAACGAAATTACCAAAAGTAGATATTCATTGCGTACCTTATAATAATATAAATGTTTCTTCAACCACAGAATATAATAAAACTTTAGTCGGAACTTCTTATGTGAGGAACTTAGAACAATATTCTGGCGATATTTCTAATCCAGATTCTATCGTTTATAAAATGTTTGTTACCGATATACAAACAAGAAACATAAATGGGGCTGCGGCGAATACTGCACCAACATTTGACCGTTTATGGTTACAGTCTGGAACTTTTACTACTACTGCAAATGCTTATGTTGGAGTTACGGTTTCTATTACTTCTGGGTCTAGTGCCGGAGATACTAGAACAATCGTCGAATCTTACTCTAGCGGCATGATTGTAGTTAGCTCAAATTTTTCTGAAAGAATAGATTCCACTTCAAAATACACACTAAATTTTGGCATAAAAGACGCAGAAAGTATTGTACTATCCACTTCTCCCGTGTCAAAAACGATAAGAAGTAATATAAATTCTCAACACGGTAAAGAAAGAGGGTTTTCTACTGGTTATGCCAAATTGGTCGAGCCAAGCGATCCAGAAATGGTGTGGAACCTTGGACATTCTTATGTTAAACAATTAACAGATACCAGTTATCAGGGAACATATCTATACGCAGACCAATCTTTACAATTCGCTAATGGTAAATTGGAATTATATTTAACGGCGCCAAATTCAACGACTTTCTCTGGTTCTGGTTCTTTAAGTGCAGATCAAATAAAATCGAATTTTATAGTGTCAAGAAGTGCTAATGGACAAATTTTGACCTTTGACACGATTTCAAGAAAAGTTATTGTAGAACCAACTAACAGACAGTCTGCTAAATTAGAAATTTCTAATCTCGGTAATATTTCTTTTGATATTGATATTATTTCTAAATTAAACGTCAATAATGCCGACGCTACGAATATTTTAAGAACTAAAGAATTATACCAAGGCAATACTTCTTACTATTCAACAGGAACTTCTGTTGTCGATAAAGGTAATATTAGATTTAATTCGGCTTTAGGTCAAGTTTATATTCCCTTTGCAGAATTAGTACCAATAACACAAATACAAAGTTTATATGTTTGTGACGTAAAAAGGATTCTTAAAATATATGAAACAGCAAATTCTTCAACAGCCCCGAATTCCACTTTAACTAATGTAACAGACGTTACGAAATATTACACTTTTAATAGTGGACAAAAAGATTCGTATTATGATCACGCATATATTCAATTAAATTTTGGCGCTCCAATAAGAAAAGGTAATTTATTAGTAATATTCGATTACTATTCACATTCTGGTGATATAGGTTACTTTAGCGTAATGTCTTATTTTAAGGGTGTAAGAAAAGAAGAATATTCCGAAGTATTAAATTCTAATTATACCGCTAAAAATGGCGATGTATATAGTGCGTCTGATAGTATTGACTTCAGACCAACCAGAAAAAATGGAGATGCAAATTTCGTTTTTGATAAAGATTACATTGTTCCAAATTACCTAACTGCATTTACTGGAGATTATGAATACTATCTAGGTAGAAAGGACATTTTAATATTAACAAAAGATAGAACATTTGAAATCGTACAAGGAGTTCCTGCGCAATATCCAAAATTTCCAACCATACCAGATGCTTCTATGGATATTGCCAAAATAAATTTAGACCCATATACAGCATATATAACTGGAGAAAATTCAAAAGTAACAAATATTGCAATTCAAAAAATAGCCCATAAAACATGGAAGATGAAGAACATTTCCGATTTGGAAAAGAGAGTTAATAATATTGAATATTATACTTCCCTAAGTTTATTAGAAAAGAACGCGGAATCTTTACAAATTCCAGACGAAAACGGATTAAATAGGTTTAAATATGGTATACTAGCAGATGATTTTACTGGATTCTCTGCTTCTGATACTGCAAATTACGACTTCAATAGCGCTGTATTAAAACTTGAAAGGTCTTTAACTGCTTCACATACAGTAGAAAATTGGAAGTTGCAGTGTTCTGCTCTTTCTAGAAATATGGGAGCGATTGATAATTCTCAATTAACAGATTTTGCAATAACAAGCAACAAAACAAATAAATTCTACACGTTACCATTTACAAAAAAACCAGTTATTGAACAAAAACTAGCAAGCAGAACTATAAACGTCAACCCTGTTGCTGTTATTGATGTTGTTGGAGACTTGGATTTGTCCCCTCCAATGGATACTTATGTCGATAACTTAAAACTACCAAGTTTATTGATAGCCGACCCAGCGTTTAAATTCTATGAACCATCCGATCAAGTAAATCTTTTAAGTCAGTCTGATTGGAAACTCGTTGCTGGAACTACTACAGAAAAATTGGTTGATACAACTAGAATAGTTGATTCTGCTGGTGGTACTACTATAACAAAAGAGTTCCTAAAAACTTGGCAAGAATCGAGGGATAGTTTATATGGATACTACAAAGATTTAAATACAAACTTTATAGAAACCAACGATTTCATTACAGATATTAATATAATGCCCTTTGTTCGAGCGCAAGAAATTGAGTTTAAAACTAAAGGTTTATTAATTAATACCCCGCTAAATTGTTATTTCGATAACGTAAACATTAACGAAAACGTCAGATTACCAAATCTTCTAAAAGTTGCGGTTTCTGGTGGAGAATTTAAAGAAGGTGATGTTATTGGTTATTTATCTGCAGGGGTTTTCGTTCCTACAGGAAAAATACTCGGGGTTGCATATGAACCAGTTTCTAGATTTCCTTCTGGTGCTCTAACGACTCTAAGACTAAGAATGCTTCACCAATACCTATATGTTGTTGGAGATATTGGTATTACAAGATATGCGGCTCCAGACACCAATTCGATTAATGTTGGCGTATTTAATACAAACGGAAGTTTTTCTAGGACAACCGCTTCTGGCGTTTTAGTAGAAACGTTACATTCGTCTGGATTATTAGGGGCTGTTTCTGGAGGAACTGCGCAAACAGCAGATTTATACGAAGACGAAACCGGGAGAGACTATTCAGCAATAAGTAGAGCAGAATCTTTGGGTCAAAATAATAATACATATTTACCAAAAACCCTATTTAAGAGAACGGTTCGTAGGCAATTGGGAGTAACTTCAATTACTTTATCGTCAATGGCTTCTTCTACTAATAATTTTTATAAAGATGCTATTGTTACTATTTTCAATCCAAATCCAATAAATGACGAATGGAGCAGTTCTGCAGTAATTTCTGCTTATAATGGGTCTACTAAAGTAGCAACATTATCCACAACAATAAATGTAGAAATTTCTTCTGCCACTATTTACTCTATAAGTAGAAATACTTCTATTTTCAAAACTTCTGCTTCTACACCATTAGCAACTTCAAGAAATAACCCAGTTAATTTCTCAGAACCAATGCCGTTTATGTCTTCTGTTAATGGTATGTTTTGTGGTATATTTAAAGTTCCTGGTGGTAAGTTTTTCTCTGGAACTAAAGTTTTCAGAGTGGATAATGGTATTGATGGTAATGCAAATTCTGCTACAACATACGCAGAATCGTCCTTCTTTGCTTCAAACTTGGCGACGCAAAGTCAAAGTTTACAATTTGCGTCAAAAATACCTGGATGGACAGAAACGGATAAAATCAACAAGAGTTCTACTAGGAAGGAGCAAGAATATATTGCCCCACCTCCACCTCCTCCACCACCAGAAGACCCTTTGTGTCAATCTTTTATCGTCGAAGGAAATTTATATCCTAATGGGGTTTTCTTAAAATCTTTAAGTCTATTTTTTAGAACAAGGTCTATAGATCAACCAATTTATATTTATTTGGTTGAAACATTAAATGGGTATCCTACATCAAAGGTTCTTGAAAATTCTAAAGTCATCATAGACCCATTAGTTGTAAATACTTCCGAAAGACCTCATTACTTGGATCAAAATTCAAAAACAACATTTGAATTTGATGTTCCAGTATACATCAAACCCGACATTTTGTACGCATTTGTTGTTAGATCTTCTTCTTTGGAGTATACTTGCTGGTTGGCTGCTCAAAACGATTTTGCGTTGGCGTCAACTTCAAAAAATCTTCCAACAGACCCAGACCCACAAACAACAGCTAAATTGAGTTCTAATCCATATGTTGGAACGTTATTTGTATCTCAAAACGCAATAACTTGGAGCGCTGAACAAACAAAATCGTTAATGTTTACCATTGATGCTTGTGAATTCGACGTTTCCAAAACTCCGAATATTGATTTTGTCATCCCAAAAAGCGCCCCAAGATCTAAGCCAATAGATTTTGCTTCTGCGTATTTTAAAGATGATTTACAAGTTATTGCTAATACAACATATTCTGTATTCTCGCAAAGAAATTCTATTGAATATGATAAGTTGAATCTATCAACTTCGGATTTCACTCCAACACAGACTAAAATAAATTATTCTTATGATACAACACCAAAAAATACTTGGTTGTTAACAGGAACAAAAACTCCTATTAATCCTGGTAGGTATGGAACTCCTTCTGCTGATCAGTTTTTAACTGATGGTAGGGGTGCTAGAATTATTGCTGGAAATAGTAATAATTCTTTAGTTATGACTGCGCAATTAACATCTTCAAATAAATGGGTTAGCCCCATGATTTCTGATGATGGTGTTTCTTTATATACAACAAAATGGTTGATTAACGATCTAGGAGTATATGATTATAATATCAATATTGTTGATGGGGGTAAAAATTACTCCAACACGACTACTGGAGTAAGAATAGAAGCTGATGGTTATGGGGTTGGTGCACTTGCAGACGTTGTTGTTGATCCGTCTAATGGAAATTCTATTTCTAAAATAGTATTTGCTAATAATGGACGTAATTATGCAGTAAGACCTAAATTATATCTTTCTACAATATCTACTGCAAATACTGTATCTGGTAATGATAATATCATATTTAAAACAGAAAATGGGAGCATTGCTAATGGTTCTATTTGGTATGGTCAATCTATATCTAATGGTAATAGTTCGTTTGTTACAACAGTAGTTTCTGCAAACAATGCCAATGGTTGGGTTACGGTTTCTAATAATGTATTTGGAACTTCGACGAATCAAACTTTCTATATCGATGGAGAACCAAGATTTGAAAATGGAAAACCCGCGATTATTATAAATTGCGAAACTTGTACTAGAACAGGAAACGGTCTGGCAAAATATATTTCTAAACGGGTTGTTCTTGCTCCTGGAGATGAAGCCGGAGATCTAAGAGTTTATTATACTGCATATAAACCATTGAATACAGAAATATATGTTTATTATAAGATTCTTTCTGGAGAAGACGAACAAAAATTTGATGATGGAACTTGGCAAATAATGACTCCAATTTCTTCTACTAATAGGGTTTCCTCTACAAGAACAGATTTAATTGAATATGTTGCTGCTCCAGGTAAGGATAATATAGCTAATAATAATATTGTTTACACCAGTAGTTCTGGAGCAACATATTCAACATTTAACCAATTTGCTATTAAGGTGGTAATGACAACTACAGATCCTACATATGTTCCTTTCTTAACTGATATTAGGGCAATTGCTCTTCCTGCTGGAACTGGAATGAGGTAATATGTTAGTAAAAACTGAGGAAGGAAACTTTATTAGGGATACAGAATCTATGGCGCTTCTTAATACTGATAGAAGCGCCAGAGAAGAATATTTCATGAAAGCGAAAATGTTACATATACAAAAGACAGAAATTGCTAATATAAATAATGAGATAGATTCGTTAAAAAACGACATAGGTGATATTAAATCTATGCTAATTCAATTAATATCGGATAAAACTAATGGCAAATAATATAACCAATATCTATTTCTCTAATACTTTCGGTGATTTAGTAAGAACCGCAAATAACCTAGTAAACGCTTGGCAATATTTGGGGTTTTATGATTGGGATAAACCTTCTGGAACTTTTTCTATATCAAGTTCTGGAACTGGGTTTCTTTCCAATACGATATCAGTATTTTCTAGAGAAACTAGGGTAGAAGGTGTTGGCAGTAGTTTATACGTCCAAAATAATGCTGAAGTGGGGAAAACTCTATCTCTCACAGATAGAGCGAATAACGTAACGTTGTATTCGAACGGAACTTCAATATTTTCTGGTGGATATCAAAATTATGCTTCTTACTTAACCGGAATTGGTTATGAAAATGTTAACAATAGTTACGGTATAGTTACTCTTGCTAAATCTCTATTTGCCAATAGCGTAGATATTCTAGAAACAGCCAATGTAAATTTAATACAAGCAAACAATCAAATAATTTATTACAATTTATCTGGGAATACTGCACAATTTTCTGCGAACGTTACAGTTGGAAATTTGGTAAGTAATAATTTTATATATGCTGCAAATAATATTTCTACTAATAGAAATTTATTTGTGTCTGTAAATTCTCATGTTATAGGTTTATCTTATACCGATAGATTGCAGGCAAATACTTCTGCAAATACTAGATATCTTTCTGTAACTGATGACGCCTTTGTAGATTACTTGCAAGCGAATACAAATTTACAAACAGGGGTTGCTGTTGCAAATACGAGAGTCGTTACTGGTATTGTTCAAGCGAATAATACTGTTATTGCTAATACAGTTACTGCTAACTCAATAGTTACTTCGCCAACATTACATGGTAGTAGTAACGTATTCAGCGGATATGTACAAGCTAATACCAGAATCGTTACTGGTATTGTTCAAGCAAATAATACCGTTATTGCTAATACCGTTTCCGCCAACTCTTTGGTTACTACTCCAACGTTGCATGGTAGCAGTAACGTATTCACCGATTATGTTCAAGCTAATACGAGAGTTGTTACAGGTATAGTTCAAGCTAATACTAACATATTTACTGCAACAATCTCTGCTAATAGTTCTATAGTTACTCCTACAGTTCAAGCTTCTTCGAACGTTTATACAGGATTTCTTAAAGCAAATAATTTAATTGTTACTGATGTTATTGAATCTCAATCTAGAGTTATAACAGATACTGCTTTAGCTAATACTAGAATAATTACAGCGACTTTACAATCTAATAATTCTATACTATCAAACGACATTTTAGCTAACACTAGAGTAGTTACTGGTATTGTTCAAGCGAACACCCACATATATACCGACTACGCTCAAGCTAACACTAGAGTAGTTACTGGTATTGTTCAAGCTAATACTAACGTAATAACTAATGATGTTTTAGCAAATACTAGAGTTGTTGCAGGATTCGTTCAAGCAAACAATACCGTAATATCTAATACTATTTCTGCTAATACTGTTGTTACTTCTCCTACTTTACATGGTAGTAGTAATGTATTTTCTGGATATGTTCAGGCTAATACTAGAGTTGTAACAGGTATTGTTCAGGCAAATAATATAGTTCATTCTAATACTGTTTCTGCTAATACTGTTGTTACTTCTCCTACTTTACATGGTAGTAGTAATGTATTCTCTGGATATATTCAGGCTAATACTAGAGTTGTCACTGAAACTGTTCAATCTAATACTAATGTAATAACTAATGATGTTTTAGCAAATACTAGAGTTGTCACTGAAACTGTTCAATCTAATACTAATGTAATAACTAATGATGTTTTAGCAAATACTAGAGTTGTGACAGGTATTGTCCAAGCTAATACTAATGTAATAACTAATGATGTTTTAGCAAATACTAGAGTTGTGACAGGTATTGTCCAAGCTAATACTAGAGTTGTCACTGAAACTGTTCAATCTAATACTAATGTAATAACTAATACTGTTTCAGCTAATTCATTAGTTACTTCTCCTACTTTACACGGTAGTAGTAACGTATTTACTGCGATTTTGCAAGCAAATAGTGCAGCAAACACTCAAAACCTATCAGTAACTCAGAGAATATTTACAAATGATTTTATATCTAATACTAACATTTTAGTAGTAAATAATGCAAATACTACCAATTTATACGCATCAAATCTAGTTCAAGCTAATAGTGTAGGATATCTAGATAACAGCCAAAATCCATCTGTATATAATGTATATTCAAGAGAAGCACTATTCAATAATGCTTCGATAGTTTCAAACATGGTTGTTGGAGGAGACTTAAAAGTTTTAGGGGCTACTCAGTATGATGGTAAATCAATAAGATTAAGTGCTAACAGCCCTTCTTGGTGGACCAACACCATTCCTGCAGAACTGATTGTTAATAGAAAATTAGATGAGGCAAATGGTATATGGTATTCTGCAAACTCTGACGCAGCAATATCTTGGTCCGATCTATCTTTAAGATGGAGAGCAGTCGATGTTCCTAATTCTACCGCCAACAGTAAAATTTATACTAATTTATTGCTAGAGTTAGATATTGCTGATAATCTAAATGAAACTAGTTCCGTAAGAGTTCCTTCTTCTAGAGTACATTCTCTAACAAGAACACACGCAAATTCTGCATTCTTAAATTCTAATTCTGCTTATACACATGCAAATTCTGTTTATACACACGCAAATTCAGCAATAACTATAGGGACAACGCCAGTATATTTAAATAGAACTAATACAGTTTTTGGTGGTATATCAACATTGTCGGTAACAGGAACAACATTATCTAACTTTGTTGTTGCAAACACTAATGTAATTTCTCCAATAGTTGTTTCAAACAGCTTACAAGCAAACAATTTTGCTAATACCCAAAATCTTTCTGTAACCCAAACAATATTTACTAGAGATTTTCGAGCAAACAACGACGCTTTTATTGCTGAAGAAGCAAATGTTAATAATAAATTAGTGGTTTCGGGGTTAACTGGACAAATAGACCTAAAACCTTTATCAACTAATGTTAGAATTTGGGACAACAATAATTCAAATTATCATGAAATTGTTACTGGAGATACAACAGCTAATTATTTGTTAAATCTTGCCGCTGGAAATACTACTCTAGTTCCCGGCACTATGGTTCCAACTTCTTTAACTATTACTGCTTCTGGAGGTATCGCAACCGACGCGACTACCAATTTAAGCGTTAATAGACAGTTCCAATTAACTGGACAAGCAAGGAGCTTACATGATTTAGCAACTACTGGTCTATTTACCAGAAACTCTGCCGGATCTATAATTTCAAGATCTATCGCTGTTTCTGGAACAGGAATTTCTATTACTAATGCTGATGGATCTGCTGGAAATCCAACAATAACTTCTAATGCTACAAGTGCAAATACCGTTTCTACAATTGTTGCTAGGGATGCTTCAGGTAATTTCTCTGCAGGAACAATTACCGCATCTTTAAGCGGTAATGCAACCAGCTCATCTAAAGTAAACAGCATTTTAACCAGAGGTACATATTTAACAGGCAGCAATTTTGACGGATCTGCAGCAACCACTTGGACAGTAGATGCTACAACAACTAATACAGCAAACAAAATTGTTGCTAGAGATGGATCTGGTAATTTCTCTGCGGGAACAATTACCGCAGCTTTAAGCGGTAATGCTTCTACTGCAACTACTTTACAAACTGCAAGAAATATTAATGGAGTGTCCTTTAATGGTTCTGCGAATATACTCGTTCCAAATCTTTTTGGAACCAACGGAACAACAACACTAAACACAGTAGGTGTTACTTCTGGTGTGAATTATGCAACCATAACAAACGCTGCAAACGGATCTCCAGTGTTGATATCAACAGAGGGGCAGTTTGATAGTAATGTTGGTCTAACCATATCTACAAAAGGTACTGGGGCGATAACTCTAGATACCGGGGTTGGATTAGGAGCTATAGACCTAAAACCAGGAACTAGTACCGTAAGAATATGGGATACTAATAACACCAATTATTGGGAATTCATTACTTCTGACGTAACGTCCAACTATTCTGTTACTCTTCCGGTTGGTAATGTTGTATTAACTGCGGGTACTATGGTTCCAACAAGCAGAACATTGACAATAGCGAATGGAACTGGTATTACTGGCGGCGGTTCTGCTACAGATTTATCTACAAATAGATCATGGACTATTGGTTTAACTGGACAAGCATTAAACCTTCACGACATGACAACTACTGGATTATTTACTAGAACATCTTCTGGTACAATAACTGCTAGGTCTATCGCTGTTTCTGGAACAGGAATTTCTATTACTAATGCCGATGGATCTGCTGGAAATCCAACAATAGCTTCTAATGCTACAAGTGCAAATACCGTTTCTACAATTGTTGCTAGAGATGGATCTGGTAATTTCTCTGCAGGAACAATTACCTCATCTTATTTTAATTCTTCTGATAATTCAGTTACTACTGGTGTGACTGGAATTATATCGAAGACTTCTGATAATTTTTATAGAACTGCTAGTGCTGCTGCTGTCGCAAGTTTTATCAGCGGTCAGACAATGAACATCAACGGTACTGCTACTGGTATTGGTGGTGCTGGAACCGTTAGCGTATCGACAGGATCATTTAGTTCTACTTTATCAGTAACTGGACAATTCTCGTCTTCTACGAGAATACTTGCTACTGGTTCTCAAGCATCGTCTTCTTTAGGAACTTCAACAGGTTCTCTTGGTGGTATTGAAATCCAAGGACCAAACAGTTCTTCCGCAGCATTCATAGCATTTCATAGACCAGGAGCTTACGCTACATATTTTGGTCTAGGAACTAACAATAGACTGCAAGTCGGTGGTTGGTCTGCTGCAACATCATCGTGGAATATTCCGTATTCCACTCTTGGTATAGCATTTGACAACACCGATCAAGCAGGAACTCCGGCAAGGGTTTGGGGTGGTACAAACGACGCAACAACTTGGTACGAATACACTCCAGCAACATTAACTGTAGGATCGTATTTAACTGGTTCTAATTATACTGGCTATAACGCAACCACTTGGGCAGTAGATGCTACAACAACTAATACAGCAAACAAAATTGTTGTTAGAGACGGTTCTGGTAATTTCTCTGCAGGAACAATTACAGCATCTTTATCTGGTAATGCGTCTACTGCAAGTAAAGTAAATAACATTTTAACCAGAGGAACATATTTAACAGGCAGCAATTTTGACGGTTCTGCTGCAACCACTTGGGCAGTAGATGCTACAACAACTAATACAGCAAACAAAATTGTCGCTAGAGATGGTAACGGACAAATTACTGCTACTACCGCAATAATTGGAACCTCCGAATTTAGTAGTGTTGGGACTATTGAACTGGGAAGACAAGGAACAGGCGATAGGGGAGCTTTAATCGACTTTCATTCAGCAGGAACTCCTGGGCAATATGATTATCATGCTAGAATTATTAAAGATGTTGGTGCTAATGGTAATTTTTGGATGTCTAATATCGGTTCCGGTAATACTGGAATGTCTGCCGGAACTGGAACTGCAATTTTAAGTCCCTCAGGAGATTTCACTGCTTCTGGAAACGTTACTGCATATTCCGACAAAACGCTGAAAAAAGATGTTATTACATTAGAAAATTCTTTAGATAAAGTTTTAAATCTAAGAGGTGTGTCTTTTACCAAGATTGACTCCAATAAGAAAGGAATCGGTGTAATTGCTCAAGAGGTTCAAGAAGTTCTTCCAGAAGTTGTTGTAGAAAATTCCGATGGAATACTTTCAGTTGCTTATGGTAATATCGTAGGTGTTCTAATTGAGGCAATTAAAGAACAGCAAAAACAAATTGACGAACTAAAATCTAAAATAGGAAACTAATATGTCAGCAGGATATTTAGAATTATTTTTGGAACAAGGGGAAGATTATTCCGTTAATATCACATTAGACGGATTAAACGGTTATCCATATAATCTTACCAATTCTAACGTAAAATCTGATATAAGAAAATCTTATTGGTCTGCGAACGTTGCTGCTTCTTTTTCTGCAAATGTTGCTAATACCCAATTAGGGATTATAAATTTATCACTATCTGCAAATACTACACAAAACATTAAATCTGGAAGGTATGTTTATGACGTTTTTATAACAAATACATCAAACCCCACTAATAGATCAAAAGTTTTGGAAGGGATTATTCACGTAGAACCTAGTTCAACTAAAATATAAGTTTGACATTTTTATAAATACTAATAAAATTAGGAAACTAAAATGTCAATCAGAGCAGTATCAGTAAAAGTCAATGGGCAAAACCCAACTAGAGTTGGTAATGTGACTTATGATAATACTATTAATGTTAAAGTTGATAACCAACAAGATTATTCTGTAAAATCTATAAATTATGGAGCTAAAAAAATATCTCAGTTAGAAGACGTTTACTCTTTTAGTCCTGTGGACGGTAACGTGTTGGTATTTAATGCTGTAACAGGTAAATATGTATCCAAAAGGATAGACTCTTCTTCTATTGACATAAACAATATTGATGGCGGATTATTTTAAAAATTAGGAAAATAAATGGCAAATACAATCATCCAAATAAAACGCTCCCAAACCACAGCGTTACCAACCACACTAAATTACGGTGAGTTAGCATATTCGTTCCAATCCGGTAAAATAGCAATTGGTGATGCTACTACTGGAGTTGTTGTTATAGGCGGCAATACCTATACACAAATGCTAGATGCCGCCACTTCTTCTAATACTGGTTCTACCATTGTTAAGAGAGATTCTGACGGAAGTTTTTCCGCCACTGTTGTTAATGCTAGTTTATGGGGTAACGCTAATACAGCAACGAAATGGCAAACCGCAAGAGACGTATTTGTTTTTGGTGATGCGTCTGGTTCTGCATCTATAGACGGAACTGCTAATGCCGGTATTGGATTAACTTTCGCAACAGTAAATAACAACGTTGGAACGTTTGGTGGCGTTTCTCAAATTCCAGTATTTACGGTAAACGGTAAAGGTCTTGTTACTGCAGCAGCTAATGTTTCCATTGCAACAACACTTAATATAACTGGCGATACTGGTTCTGATGGCGTTTCTCTATTAACAGAGACTTTGAATTTCCAAGGTGGAGATGGAATTACCACCACAGTAACCGACGATAATATTTCTATATTCGTTGATAATACTGTTATTAGAACTTCTGGCGGACAAACTGTTGGTGGCGATTTAACAGTTTCCGGCGATTTAACCGTACTTGGTAACACAGTAACAGTTAATACTTCTAGTTTGTTTGTAGAAGACTCTCTAATTAAACTTGCAAACAATAATACTTCTGGCGATGGTTTAGATATCGGTTTCTATGGAACTTATAACGACTCTGGAGTTAAATTCTCTGGTTTAGCCAGAACCATTTCGGATTCTAAACAATATTTCTTATTTAAAGGCTTGGATGACGACCCCACAGGAAATACGATTCCTTCTGCTTCCATTACTGTTGCTAATACCGCAACATTAAGAGCTAATGTAACTGGTGGTGTAATATCTAATTTACATCAAGCAATCCAACCTTCAGATGGTGGTACTGGACTAAGAAGTTATACCGTCGGCGATATAATTTTTGCTAATGGTTCTACTTCTCTAACAGTATTAAGCGACGTTTCTGTTGGTAGCGTTTTACTTTCTGGTGGTACTGGTGTAGCACCTTCTTACGGAAAAGTTGGTCTAGCCACTCACGTAGCAGATATTCTACCTATCGCTCATGGCGGTACTAATGCTGCGGCAATTGGTTCTGCTGGTTCTGTTGCGTATAGTAATGGTACATCGTATCTATTCAATACAGTTGGAACAACAGGACAAGCGTTTATATCTGGCGGTTCTGGCGCTCCTACTTTTGGAACATTAGATTTGCTTGGTGGTGGTCTTGGTTTCACCAATCCAAACGCAAACTCAGCAGTATTCTATTCCGGAAGTGGAAATGCTATGTCTTATACAAATTCTGCTTCTGACGGTCATGTATTACAATTTGCTGCGGCAACTGGAGTAAAATTCGGTCATCTTGATGGCGGATCTTTCTAAAAAAGATCTTTAGTAAAAACATATAAATAATAACCGTAGGAAGGAAAAATATATTCTTTTCTACGGTTTTTTATTAATAGGGGTGATAAATGAATAATGAGAGATTTTTTAACGCTTATGTTGAATTGTTGACGTCAACCTTTCATGACGCTTTGGGAAAAAATATAGTATTCCAAGCGCAAGCAAAAATCAATGCAGAAGATCAAGAAGAATTAAAAAAGAAGGTCGAAATTTTAGAAAATAAGTTACAAGAATTTAACGACATAGAAAAGAACATAGAAGAAAAGGACCACCAACTACTCGATAAAAATACAGAAATTGGTAGATTAAAAAACGAATTCGAACAAATAAGAGCAGAAACAAACCACTTAAATACTTTTAAGAACGAGTTGATTTCTGCAAGACAAGAATTACAAAATAAAGAAAAAGAAAAAGAAAAACTCGCGTTAAGATACGAAAAGAAAATAGAAGAATTAAACTCTAAAATAGAATATCTACAAATGACGCCAGCACAAAGAAGAAAATTTGATGCTAAAAACGCTCCCGTAGTAACTAAAGAAATTAAAGAAGAAGTAGATTCCTATTCTAAAGACGGCGGAACATTTTAAGAGATATTAAGTGGCGAACACAGTAATTCAATTAAAGAAATCTATAGTACCTGGAAATGTTCCTAGTAGTTTAGAAAGCGGCGAAATAGCGATTAATACCGCTGACGGTATTTTATTCTATAAAGATCCTTCTAATGTTATAAGAACCGTAAGAACAGATACCACAACAAACGCATATTCTGTTCTAAATGTAAATTCTTCATTATTAATTGCAACATCCAATTCTGATATTTTATCTATAGACTCTACGGGAGCAATAACATTAACTCCAGATTCTGTTAATGATAAATTTACTATTGGAGTAAAATCCGGAACAGTTTTTGAAGAGGGTGTTGTTCAATTATACGATGGAGTTGATTCGAATTCTATTGTGTTAGTAGCAACAGCAAACGCATTAAACGCTGTCTATAACTTAGCAAATTTAGCATTTAACAGTTCTGGATCTGGTCCTACATCAACAAACTTAGCGTATCAAGAATTCACAGCCGCAAATAATCAAACAGAATTTTCCATTACAAATGGATATAATATAGGTAAAATTAAAGTATTTGTAAATGGTGTACTTTTAAATTCTTCCGACTATACGGCAACAAATGGAACATCTATAATATTATCGTCTCCAGCACCTTTAGGTGACGACGTTTCAATACAAAAATGGTATAACGATGTAAATGTTGCAAATTCTTATAGTTTAATATATGGAAATATTGATTCGAATAATATAATAACTACGACAAATAGCGCAAATCAAGTATTGGATTTATTTTCAACCGCGTTATATAGATCCGTGAAATATCAAATACAAGTCACAAGTTCGACAAGTTATCAAATAAGTGAATTATTGTTGATTCATGATGGAACCACTTCTTATATTACAGAATATGGTTTAATTACAACAAATGGCGTATTAATGAGTTATGATACAGACGTTTCCGGAGGATCTGTGAGATTATTGATATCTCCTACCAACAATAGCAATAGTATTAAATTCACAAAAACCTCAATTGTAGTATAATATATGTCGAATTCAAGAGCAATTTCAAAAATACCCTCTGGTCAATTATTTTCAAAATATAATGGGGCTAATAGTGGCGCATTATTGATGTTATCTGGAAATAACACAATCGGAGGAACAACATATTTCGATTTATTAAAAGCAACAAATATTGCTCCAGGAACAACCGATCCAAACAAAACGGTTCGTTTAAATAGTACAGGAAGCATCGAAATAATTGATAGCACCTATACTAATGTTATATTTACAATAACCAACAGCGGCAACATATCAAATAAAGGTACAATTACTCCGGGATCTTATACCGCAGGTCAAGTGATAAAAGATACTATGTTGGATAATAGTCAAGTTACTGTCGTTAGTACGACTATTGCAACGACAGGATCAACAGTGAATTTTATTACTTATAATTATACTCCTGTTAGTTCATCGAGTTATTTGATCATTCACTATCATCTATCAAAATATCAACCACAAGGAACCACCGATGATAGTTGGTATTCGCAATTATTAGTTGATAACACTGAAATTGCATACGCTTGGCAGATGGCTAATGATAATAATCAGGGTACAAGCGGTCGTTCGGGAGTATTATTCCCATTGACGGGTAGATACACAAATTCTAGCACATCAACAAAACAAATACAAGTTGGTGCTCGTAGAGACAGCGCCGATGATGGTATAATTATAGATAACTCTCCTACATCTATGTGGTTGCGTATTACAGAGATTGCAAGATGAATTTTCTTTGTTAATATTTTTTAAATCTTAGTATAAATACTAAATAAACCTCCGAGGATAGGGAATCGGGATGTCAACAAAAAAGTTTACCACTAGGCATGGTATAGATGCCAATTATCAAGATATTGTTTCTGCCAATAATGTATCAACCAATACATTAACAGCTCTTGTTTCTACGGGAACTCCACCTCTAACCGTCTCATCAACTACAAAAGTTGAAAATCTCAACGTAGATTTACTCGATGGTTATAATACTGCAACATCAAACGCTGCAAATACTGTAGTCGTAAGAGATGCAAATTCATTTATTTCTTTAAATGGATTGTATATGAACTCTTCCGAGGGATTGAAAAATATCTCGTGGAATAATACATATTCAACATATGATATGGAACTACTAAATGGAGTTACATTACAAGTAGGACAAGAATCTCATATCTATGGTAGAGCAACAGAAACCATCCAAAATGGTAAAATTGTTATGTTCGCTGGCGCTCAAGGAGATGGTCTTCTATTAAGATTAGCAAATACACAAGTTACTGGATTTGAACCTAGATGGATTGTTGGTGTTGCCACCCAAACTATTCCTCAAAATAATTGGGGATATGTAACTTGGTTTGGTAAGGTTAATGACGTTGACACGTACAATTATTCTCTTGGAGATATTTTATATCTAGATAATAACAATCCTGGAGCATTTTCTAATACAAGACCTACTGCCCCAGATTATGCTATAACATTAGCAGCAGTTGTTAGAGTTTCTAATTCTCCATCTTCTAATAATGGCATTTTGATGGTTCGTCCAGATTTTGGATATGAATTATCAGAAGCACGTGACGTTAAGATTACTAATATTTCAGCAAACGATGTTATTATTTGGAGTGCGAATAATAGATGGGAGAATAAACCTCAATCGAATTTAGATGTTGGCAATTCCGATAAATTAGATGGCGAACATGGTAGTTATTATACAGGGTATACAGATACTGCTAATACAAACAATTTAATTTACACCAATAATGTAATAAATTCTAATGTAACATTATTACAGGGAATTAATACTACCCAAAATACTAATATTAGCAATTTAACATCATGGTTAAGTTCTAATGTAAGTTTGATTGCTGGAGTTGATAATACCCAAAATACAAATATATTATCTATACAGGAAGTAGATAATACTCAGAATACAAGATTGACTGTTATTGAAGGTGTTGATGTTACTCAGAACACCAATATTAGCAATTTAACATCATGGTTAAGTTCTAATGTAAGTTTGATTGCTGGAGTTGATAATACCCAAAATACAAGATTGACTGTTATTGAAGGTGTTGATGTTACTCAAAACACATTTACTCAAGCAGCATTTACTCATGCTAATGCCGCATTCTTATCTTCTAATACTAAATTTAGTTCTTCTGGTGGGACAATCACAGGAGATGTTGTTATTACTGGTAATGTTGCGGTTCAAGGCACTACAACCACTCTTGATGTTGATACTATTGCTGTAGAAGACAAGAACATAACTTTAGCAAATGTTGCTTCTCCTACGAATATTACTGCTGATGGCGGTGGTATTACTGTTAGAGGAACAACAGATAAAACTTGGAATTGGATTAACGCAACTTCTTCGTGGACTTCTAGCGAAAATATTGACATTGCTTCTGGTAAAACCTATAAAATTAACGGAATAGATGTACTAACATCCACAACAATATCTAATATACAAGGAGTAGATAATACTCAAAATACAAGATTGACTGTCATTGAAGGAACTGATGTTACCCAGAACACAAATATTACTAATTTAACAAGTTGGTTAAGTTCTAATAATACTCTGCAAACAAATATAAACGCGACTCAGAATACTTCTATTACTGCAGCATTTATCCAAGCAAACTCTGCTTATAACCAAGCAAATACCACAAACACAAACGCTTCTAATGCTTCGAATTTGACTACAGGAACAATTCCGGGCGATAGAGGTGTTACCGCTGGTTCCACAACTCCATCGTTTATTGAATATAATGGAACTACGAAAACTGCTGGTCAGTTTGATGGTGGTTCAACTGCACCAACAAATACTACTAGATTAAATTACGATGGTAATTTATATGCCACTACGTTCTATGGAGAAGGAACTGGTTTAACTGGAACTGCGTCAAATTTAACTGCCAATGTCGCTAATTTTGAAGTAATAACCAACGCTACTTCTGGAACATATTATCCACAATTGGTTTCTGCTACTTCCGGAACTCTTGCTGGATATACTAATAATGCGTTTGCGTTTGATGTTGCAAATGGTAGGTTTGGGATTGCGACAACAACACCAACAACAAAGTTACACATAACCGAAAGCGCCGGTGCTTGTGTACCAATTCTAACATTAGACAATTCTTCTGGTTGGGCTACTGGCATCAATTTTAAAGTCAATTATTCTGGTTATACGACTTCAAGAATAGTATACGATTTTTATGGTTCAGAATTCGCCGGATTGTCTCACGGAATGAATTATGTTTCTGGTAGACCTTCAAATTCCAATCATTGGTTTAGAGACTCAGCAAATAATATCCAATTAGCAATTTTAAATTCGGGTAATGTAGTAATTGGTTCTAATACTACAAATTACAAATTTGAAGTTGTGGGGACTGCTAAAGCAAATACATTAACTCTAACTGCAAATACTGCTTCTACTAATACTACAACAGGAACATTAATTGTAACTGGTGGCGTTGGTATTTCGGGTGCATTAAATGCTACCACAAAATCGTTCGATATCGTTCATCCTTCCGATCCAAATAAACGATTAAGATATGGTTCGTTGGAATCTCCATATCACGGAGTAAGATTAACAGGTAAAGGAAAAGTTATTAACGGAAAAGGAGTAGTAACCTTACCATATTACTTTAGAGATTTGGTTCATGAAGAAGATGTTAATATTCAATTAACAAATATTAAACACGGTAAAGTATTATGGGTAGAAGACATTAACATTAAAGAAAATCGGTTTACAGTGGGTATTGACGAAACTACTAGCATTTTTACTAAAGAATACGAATTCTTTTGGGATATAACGGCAGAAAGAAAAGATGTACCTTCATTAATAGTAGAGGAATAATATGGCAACTGCATATAATAGTAAACTTGTTACTGATAATTTGGTATTATGTATAGATGCTGCTAATCCAAAAAGTTATCCAGGAACTGGAAATAATTGGTTTAATTTAGTAAAAGGCAATCGTTCAGAAACTATATCCGGAGAAACCACTACAAATTTAATGTATTCTTCCGGAACTTTTGTTGGGTCTATTGGAACATTAACGGGTTCTTTTTCAGTGACAACTGTAGAGGCAAATAGTAAATATCGCGTTCAGTGTAACACTAGTGGGCTAATTAGAATATCAATTCCTAATGGTTTGTTAGTAAACAACCAAACATATACATTATCATACAAATATAAAGTCATTTCTGGATTAACCAACTTTTTAATAAACGATTTTTGTGATGTTAATGTTGGCGACAGATTAATTATAGATACAGGCGATTATATTTTTGCTTCAGCAACGGCGAAAAGAATTACTTATGATTCGACATATAGATTTTTTGATACACCAACATTTCAAGTTGGTGATATTATAGATATTTGGGATATACAAGTAGAACAAAAAACGTATCCGACTGTTTTTGTAAATGGTATAAGATCCTCTGCAACATCAAATCAAATTTTAACTGGCGGAAATCAAAATTCAGATTTAATCAATGGTCCATCATACCAATCTCAAGGGGTAATTGTGTTCGATGGCGTTGATGATTACGTTAAACAAAACCCTATGGCGTTTAAATCAGGAAGTGGGTGGACTCTATCGTGTTGGATAAGTCCTGTATTTAATTCCACTAAAATAGGAGCTTCTGTATTTTATGCTGTTGAAGGTAATTATCTAGGATACCCTTGTTCTGTCCCACTAACAACTCAAACGGATACTACATATATAACACCTAAAAGCTCAATAGGTAGCACTTTTTATATTTGTTCTAACTATGTAACCAATTTTGTTGGTTCAGAAAGAATCCCTAAAATTTTTAAGATGAATTCTATTTTCACAGCGGTCGATCAAGGATTTAATACAGGTTCTGTAGGATACCTATCCACTCCAGTTCACATAACAGCATCTACATATTATTCTGGGAAAATATATGTATGCGAAAACCTTAGCCAATATAGTAAATATGGAAAAATAGGATTCAAACGATATAATTCTGATGGATCGTTAGATACTGGTTTCGGAACATCTACTTCTGGATTTAATTTTTCTACGGCATTTTCCGCAGAAGACAGTTCAGGAAATATTTATGTTGTTGGCTCCTTTACTTCTTATAACGGAACCGCAGCAAACCGAATTATTAAATTAAACACTGACGGTTCAATAGATACTTCTTTTGTTTATGGTACTGGGTTTAATAATGTAGTAACAGCAATTTACATAGATCCAATTAATGGAGGCATATATGTTATAGGAAATTTTACTTCTTATAACGGAACCGCAGCAAACCGAATTATTAAATTAACCTCTACTGGGTCGATAGATGCTTCTTTTGTTTATGGTACTGGGTTTAATGATCAAGTCCTTTGTATAGAGTTTGACGAAAACGGAGATTTATATGTTGGGGGAGGGTTCACTACATATAATGGAACGGCAGTAAATCGCATGGTTAAATTAACCTCTACTGGGTCGATAGATGCTTCTTTTGTTTATGGTACTGGGTTTAATGGTGTTGTTAGATCAATATCATACAGTTATGACTTTTCATGGTTATATGTTGGGGGAGCGTTTACTACATATAACGGAACCGCAGCAAACCGAATAATTACATTAAACACTGACGGGTCAATAGAAACTTCTTTTGTTTATGGTACTGGGTTTGACGGTGCTGTGCTTTCTATATTAGCAGATAGTTCAGGTTTGTTATATGTTGGTGGCTCATTCACTACATATCAAGGCAGTGCTGTAAGTAGATTCGTAGGATTAGACATATATGATGGGACTTTTGTAACAGACATATTTGGTCTTACTTCTGATTTTGAATCTTGTGTAAATCTATCTACAAATTTTTATAATATCAGATATTTAGATGGGTTTGTATTTGCGTGGGTTAACAAAACACCTGTAGACTTAACTATTATCGGAGCATCGCAAACAATTTTAACAGCCAATGAATTATATGACATTTTTGACGGGAATACCACTATAAATTTAGTGGAATCTATGGATACTAATTCTACCTATAAAGCATATTTAAACGGACAATTAGTATGTGAAATTCCAAATGTAGAAAATTCTGGTATTCTTTTATATAATTTGTTTAATGACATTTCAACGTCATCTAAATTTCAAGGGAAAGCTTCTAATATTTCTGTATACAGCAAAGCATTATCCGCCACAGAAATTCAACAAAACTTCAACGCTACAAGGAGCAGATATGGAATATAATGATAGAAATTTTATAATCTTTCCAACTTCGGAATTATCAAAAGTTGATTTTAGTCAAGTATTAGAAACTTCTGCCGAAACGGTTAGACGTTCTGTGGATGGTTCCAAAACGTTTGTTAAATGGGATGGAGAACAGCCAGAATTTGTTTCTACTTTGGAGAATACAGAAGGTCCGTATACTTACGAAGAAATATTAGAAATATTAAATGGATTAGAATGGACTGCTCCAATGGAGGAAATGTAAGTGAGTTTGGGTCACGGAGCAAGTATTGTTACTAATGGATTAGTTTTATGTTTAGATGCTGCTAATCCAAAAAGTTATCCTGGATCAGGTGCTGTTTGGTATGATTTGAGTGGAAATGGTAATCACGCTTCTTTAGTAAATGGACCAGTTTATTCTACAGAAAATAATGGCAAATTTGTATTAGACGGAATAAATGATTATGTAGAAACGATTAATCCTCTAAATTTATCAACAACCAATGCGGTAACAGTTTTATTTTCAGTAAAAGTATTATCCTATGGGACTTCTCCAAAAGTTCTATATGAATTAGGTCCAAATTTTAACAGTTATACCGATTGTTTTGTAGCATCATTTTCTGATAATTCTGTTGGAGCGAATTATGATATTTTTGCTAGTGTTAGAGGAAATGTTGGATATAATATAGGAGTATATTCTAAAACTTTATTAAACGATTCCAATTGGCATTCTAATATTATAATACACGACACTTCACAAACTTCCAAAGAAAATCTTATATACAGCAACGGTGTTATAAAAGACGAAATATCTAACCCCCTTTCTGGATATGCTAATAATACTAATAATTTCGGTAACAGAAAATTTTATATAGGTTGTAGGGGAGGAGCTAGTTTGTTTGGCAATATTGAAATATCGAGTGTTATGGCGTATAACAGAGCATTATCCGCAGCAGAAATTCAACAAAATTTTAACGCTTCTCGCAATCGCTTCGGGATATAAATAGTTAAATAACAACTCCTTAGAGAATACCAAATGGCATTAAACGAACAAAATATAGTAATTCAACCTAATGTTGGTATAGCAAATACTAACCCAAAAATTACGTTTTCCGCAGCAGACGCATCAACAAATGCTAAGAATATTGTTCTTAATGTATACCCAACTTCAAACGGAACACTTTCTTTTGAAGGTAACGCCGGACAATTATTCTCTATCACAGACTCAATGTCTGGAACAATATTCTCTGTTAATGATATTTCTGGTATTCCTTCTATAGAAGTTTTAGACACTGGATTAGTAAAACTTGCCCAATATTCTGGCGACGTTCAAATCGGACCTTCTACAGTTTTAATTTCGGAAAATTATACTACCACAACCACAAATCAAATTACACTAGACAGCTTTCCCGCAGCAACATATAGAACAGCAACTTATGAAGTGCAAATGACTTCATCTACAAATTATCATACAATAACACTAAAACTAATACATAACGGCACAACAGTTTATCTCGCTCAATATGGAGAAATATTCACAAATGCTTCTCTAGGAACATTTGATGCTACAATTACTTCCGGTAATATGAATTTATTATTTACTCCAACCAATGCTACTACCGTAGTAAAATTAACAAGACAACTAATCTTGGTATAAAATGGCAACAAATAAACCCTTTGAAATAAAAAACGGATTAATTGTTGGGGATACTCTTGTCGCAAATTCAACTGGTCATTGGGTAGGTCCATCAACAAATATAACCGGAGATCAAGGATTTCAAGGAAATATTGGGATAACTGGAAATGTTGGATTTACTGGAATAGCAGGATTCCAAGGTAGACAAGGAGTACAAGGTTCTACTGGTCCTCAAGGCGTACAAGGTGCTTTGGGTGCTACTGGTAATATTGGAGTTCAGGGTGCTATCGGAATAGCAGGATTTCAAGGTAGGCAGGGCGTTCAAGGTTCTACTGGTCCTCAAGGCGTACAAGGCGTGGTTGGTGCTACTGGAAATGCTGGAGTTCAGGGCGCTATCGGAATATCAGGATTTCAAGGTAGACAAGGAATACAAGGTTCTACTGGTCCTCAAGGCGTTCAGGGAGCAGTTGGTGCTACTGGAAATAGTGGAATAGCAGGATTCCAAGGCAGACAAGGGTTTCAAGGCACACAAGGTCCACAGGGACCACAAGGAGTTCAGGGAGCAGTTGGTGCTACTGGTAATGCTGGTGTGCAAGGTGCTATTGGAATAGCAGGATTTCAAGGTAGACAAGGAATACAAGGTTCTACTGGACCACAAGGAGCACAAGGCGCTGTAGGTGCTACTGGTAATGTTGGTGTGCAAGGTGCTATTGGAATAGCAGGATTTCAAGGCAGACAAGGGTTTCAAGGTTCTACTGGTCCACAAGGAGCACAAGGCGCTGTAGGTGCTACTGGTAATGCTGGAATAGCAGGATTTCAAGGAAGACAAGGATTCCAAGGCGCACAAGGACCACAAGGACCACAAGGCGTTCAAGGCGCTGTTGGTGCTACTGGTAATACTGGAGTTCAGGGTGCTATTGGAATAGCAGGATTCCAAGGTAGACAAGGAGTCCAAGGTCCACAGGGACCACAAGGTGTACAAGGTGCTGTTGGCGCTACTGGACCGCAAGGAGTTCAAGGGACAGTTGGAATAGCAGGATTTCAAGGTAGACAAGGAGTCCAAGGTCCACAGGGACCACAAGGCGTACAGGGAGCAGTTGGCGCCACTGGTCCTCAAGGGGTTGCTGGAATAGCAGGATTCCAAGGCAGACAAGGATTCCAAGGCGCACAAGGTCCGCAAGGAGCACAAGGAGCACAAGGCGCTGTAGGTGCTACTGGTCCTCAAGGAGTTGCTGGAATAGCAGGATTCCAAGGCAGACAAGGATTCCAAGGAGCAAATTTAATAATTCCTGCCAATAATCTTAGTACATTAGGAGTAAATGCTGCACTTGGCGGAACTGGAGAAATACGAGCATCTGGAAATATCATAGCAGCATACTCAGATCAAAGATTAAAGAAAAATATAAACAAAATTGAAAATTGTTTAGAAAAAGTATTAAGTATAAGTGGAATTTATTTTACTCAAAATAAGTTAGCAGAAAAGTTTGGATATAACGATTATAGTAAAAAAATAGGATTGATAGCACAGCAAATAAAACCTTTTGCTCCTGAAATAGTTAAACCTGCTCCTTTTGATACGGATTCCGATGGAAATAGCATTTCTGGGGAAAATTACATAACAGTACAATATGAAAAATTAATTCCAATAATAGTAGAAGCTATAAAAGAACAACAAAAGCAAATTAAAGAACTTTTAACATTAAGAAACTAATCAGATGGCAGAACAATCTAAACTAATAATAAAAAATGGATTAGTTGTTGGAAATACTTCAGTTATTTCCAACAATTCTGTTTGGATTGCTTCTACAACGAACATAAAAGGTCCGCAAGGACCACAAGGATTTCAAGGCGTTCAAGGATTCCAAGGACCACAAGGAGCACAAGGACCACAAGGGTCTCAAGGAATTGCGGGAGTTACAGGACCACAAGGCATACAAGGGGTTGTTGGTAGACAAGGGTTCCAAGGTCCACAAGGATTTCAAGGAGCGCAAGGACCACAGGGAGCACAAGGTGCTGTCGGTGCTACTGGACCCCAAGGAGTTCAAGGCGCTGCAAGTTCTATTGCAGGGTTCCAAGGTCCACAAGGGTTTCAAGGCGCACAAGGTCCACAAGGTGCACAAGGTGCTGTCGGTGCTACTGGTCCACAAGGAGTTCAAGGAGCAATCGGCGTAACAGGAGTCCAAGGAGTCCAAGGTCCACAGGGACCACAAGGTGCACAAGGTGCAGTTGGTGCTACTGGACCACAAGGAGTTCAAGGAGCAGTTGGCATATCTGGATTCCAAGGTAGACAAGGAGTCCAAGGAGCGCAAGGACCACAGGGAGCACAAGGTGCTGTCGGTGCTACTGGACCCCAAGGAGTTCAAGGCGCTGCAAGTTCTATTGCAGGATTTCAAGGCAGACAAGGGTTTCAAGGCGCACAAGGTCCACAGGGCGCACAAGGAGCAGTTGGTATTACTGGTCCTCAAGGAGTTCAAGGAGCAATCGGCGTAACAGGAGTCCAAGGAGTCCAAGGTCCACAGGGACCACAAGGTGCACAAGGTGCAGTTGGCGTTACTGGACCACAAGGAGTTCAAGGTGCTGCAAGTTCTATTGCAGGATTTCAAGGCAGACAAGGGTTTCAAGGCGCACAAGGTCCACAGGGCGCACAAGGAGCAGTTGGCGTTACTGGACCACAAGGAGTTCAAGGCGCTGCAAGTTCTATTGCAGGATTTCAAGGCAGACAAGGAGTCCAAGGTCCACAAGGTCCACAGGGCGCACAAGGAGCAGTTGGCGTTACTGGACCACAAGGAGTTCAAGGTGCTGCAAGTTCTATTGCAGGATTTCAAGGCAGACAAGGAGTCCAAGGTCCACAGGGACCACAAGGTGCACAAGGTGCAGTTGGCGTTACTGGACCACAAGGAGTTCAAGGAGCAGTTGGAATAGCAGGATTCCAAGGTAGACAAGGAGTCCAAGGTCCACAAGGTCCGCAGGGCGTTCAAGGGATATCTAATGTTTTGCAAACATCAGTAACTGCGTTAG